GTGGTTTTGTATGGCGTTCCATCCGCCTTAGGGAGGTTGCCGAACCCATGCCCCCATTTCTCAGAGGCAACGATAGAGAGCATCTGACAGCACTCTAAGGGCATCTTGACGATGTGTTTGTCAGGAAGAACCTGAGCACAAATCACCGGATTGGGGTCTGTCACAAAGATGTTCATTTGTCTTTTAGTTTCTCACAACCTAGTTTACCGTCAGATATCCGTTGATGCGACTGCATTGTGGCTCTTGGATATCTGTCCTTGAATACGTCAGGCAACCAGTAAGTCACAACCCAGTTTATTGTTGGGTTTAACTCCTTATGCTTTTCCAAACTATGGCACATATATCCTAGTTGAATATAACCATCATGTGTTATACAGCAACCATTTCCAAGATCATGGATATAAAGTGTTTTCACTCATCTCATCCAAATGTAGAATCAGGTTCCAACGCAATGTAATAAGTTAAATCATGATTTTTACTGGTGAATCGTGATAGAAGTTTTTGTGAAACAACTACATCATAAGTTCCAGGAAGAACCTTGATATTCTCAACCTTAAAGTTAAAGGAAAACACTTTGTCAGTTTCACCTACAACTTCTTCGTGAGCATTAGAGGTATCATTCTTACGGTCTCGAACAACGAGTTTCACAACACCATTCTCACCAACAGCACAAATATCAGGCAGTTGATATACTGCTGCTGCTTTCAGGAGTTTATCCAGAACTAATGTAGAAAGTTCAAAGCAGACATCCTCTGTGGGGAGAGAAATTACTTTCTCTGGAGGAGTCACAATGACATTAGGATCAGCAAAGAAATACTTGGATCGAGAACGACCTTCACGAATAACAACGTATCCATCATTCGCAAAATCAAGTTCTGGACTAGAGTGCAGACTCAATCCATTTAGAAACTGATTGAGATCATAGATTCCAAAGTCACGAGAGAACTCTTCAGTAACTGTTGCTTCTGCAAGAATGTTTTTCATCACACTGATAGTGCGAAGTTTGCTACCTTCCTTAAAAAGAATAGACTGATTAATAGAAGAGAAGTTCTTCAGGACAGAAATAGTTTTATCAGAAAGTTTCATAAGGGGTCGAAGTTTCATTACAGAGGCCAGCGAAATGATAGAGAAGGATGCAATAATGAATTGCCTTCAGAATGTCTTGTTTAGACTTTCCACCTTTCTTACCAAATCGCGAAAGGTACTTGATAGCATTAGATCGACAGAAAGGTTCTGCATCACCAATACCTTCAATCAGATCAAGTGTCTGAGTTTGTGATTCGGGAGAAGCATAGTGTGAACGATAGGTTCCACCAAGATACTCACGAATCTCTTTGAGGATTACATCCTCATGATACTTCCAAAAACCATTTTCGTTCTTGGGAGTATCAGGCAGTTTAGGAACGCTGACGTTAAATGTCAAGGATTCACTATCAAGGGACAGAGTATCTGTCCCCGAACCTCCAACAACGAAAGAGGAAAGATCAATATTATCCTCTTCACTATAATCTTGTTTAAACATGTTCAGTTCATCAAATAAAAGGGACCACGCATTAATCATATTGTATCAAAATTTTAGTGTAGAGTCAACGACATAAAGTTGGGTTTCTTCACCAGGCATCTTGAAATCTACATCAACCTTATCATACAATTCCAGGAATGCCTGCTTGGTTTCATCATCGAAACGATTTACACAAACTTCAATCGCTTTTGCTTTGTCGCCAAAGATATTGAATGCTTTGACAATATGAACCAGACGACGGGTAGAAATAACTTCTTCAATACCACCATCATAAAAGGTCTTGCGAATGATGTCTGCCCAATCAGAAAGACGCTTACAGAACTCAGTATCATCACAGATTTTATTCAGAATGCGCTGCTCCACTGCGGCAGTGGGATATTCCTGCTCAAAGGTTACAGGAAAACGCTCAAGAAATGCTTCATTAAGAACGTTAGTGCCGATAAAACGACCGTCATCAGAACCCTTACCCTTGGTGTTAGCAGTTGCAATTACATTGAAACCATTTTTAGGTGCAACCCACTTACCAATCTTCTTCAGGAAGACACCTTTTCCTTCAAGGATTGATTGAAGGCAAAGAATTTTGTTGGAAGCCAGGTCAATCTCGTCAAGCAATAGAATCGCACCGCGCTCCAAGGCTTCGATGACCGGACCATTGTGCCAAACGGTCTCACCATTGAGCAAGCGGAATCCACCAATGAGATCATCTTCATCAGTCTCAATCGTAATGTTTACTCGAATAAGTTCACGACCCATTTGGGCACACGCCTGTTCGACAGAGAAAGTTTTGCCGTTACCCGAAAGTCCTGTAATGAACGACGGATAGAATAGACCGGACTTAATAATCTTTTTAATATCAGTAAAATTACCAAACTGGACGAAGGAATCATCTTTCTGAGGGATAAGGTTTTGTGCAGCAGCAGGAGCATTATACGTCACTTCCAGTTTTTCTACAGTTTTCTTTGTTACTTCTAGATTCCACTTACCACGACCAACTTTGCAGTCTTCCAGTTTCTTGGTAACCGTCTGATAGTTACAACCATTCATCGCACACCAAGCACGGACATCGGGAGCAGTGAACTCGGTGCCATACAATTCTTGGAGTGAGGTGCGGATGTACTCGGGGGACAATGCCATTGCCTTTGTTTGAACTGTAGTCATTATAGACTGAAAAGGGGGGTCTGAAACCCCCCAATGGACAGTTACTGAACTGTCTTTCGATTGTAGTAACTCTCTGAGATTATCTTTGCAGTGTATCCAGGATAGTATTGATTTACTATGGCACCTATGCCCATGGCGGTGATAGCACTAGTGCATACCACCAAAACTTCTTTAGTGTCTTCTAAAACAATGTGTTTTAGTCTCATACCACCAGAGAAATAAATTCACCCAGAACTTTTTTATTTAGTTTTTTAGTCTTCAAAGACTTGACAAAAGCAGATTTGATCTTTGCTTTTGATGCACCATCATCAACATTAAACTCAGATTCTTGAGAAAGAGATGTGGAAGACAATCCAAAGTATGCATGATAACCGGAATTCTTAATAGTAAAGCTACGAAGTTTTCTCCAATCATTCTGAATCTTATCATACTCATCCATACCAAACTCACAATAAAGTCGAATGAAGGGATTAGCATCACGACCCTCAAGGACACGAATGCCAATGAAGTTCACTGATGGGAAGTTATCCCGAAGATTAGTCAACATAAGGTCTGTGAATTGATTCCAACCGTAAGGAATTTTGTATGTATTACCGGTCTTACGATCACGCAAGAATGAAATACCACCTTTGAGTTGATTCTTTCCCATATATGGCTCGGTATCCCAGTGACGCTTGACGATCTTGTGATAAGGGAGGTGATTTGCTTCACCATCACTAAGAACAATACATTGAACTTTCTGCAGTTTATTCTCTGCTTGAAACTTAGGAAGAATCTGATGTAAGCAAACCAGAGACTCATTCAGTGGAGTTCCAGACAGTCCCAGACGAGTAGGTGTGGAATAGTGACTGCGATAGTTGTCACCATATGCTTTAGCAATACGCCAGATGTTAATCATCTGATGCTCAAGAGTCTTACCATTAACTTTACTGGTAAGAAGATTCATTAGAGAGAACTCCTCATTTACTACAAGCAGGTTCTCTTTCTTCTCATAGGAACAAGGATACTCTTGCCCATGCATCACACGCTTCCACTCATTTGAGAAAGCATAAACTTCAAAGGGAATAGAAACTTTCTTGCAGAACCACAGCAGATTAAAGAGTTGCTTACAAGTATCCAATAGAACACGACTCATAGAACCACTCCAATCAAGGATAAAGATGAGTCCATGATTCTTGCCATCGGGAATCACAGAAACCTTCTTAAAGAGGTCTTCGTTATACTTATACGTGTGAAGTTTTGAAGTATCAAGGACACCTGTGCGAGAAGTAGTTGAACGAGCATAGGAGTCTGCTGCTTTCTTACACTCAAACTCCTTGACCAGATATCCTACTTCCTTCTGGGCAGATCTCTTGAACTTTGCATATGCTTCATCCGCAACCTTGAAGATGTCAGGACCAAAGATACTATTACCCTCTTCAGCATTCTCGGCCTGCATATCAAACCAACGATCAATCTCCTGATGGATATCTACATTCGATGCGATGATGTGCTTCAGATCAACCTTAGGGATTTCTACATACAGATTCTCGCAACCAGAAGATTCAACCAGGTCTTGAAGTTTATCTTGTAGAGAATCCGCAGTTTTAACTTCGGGTTCAATATCAACATGATCATCAGCACCAGACACAGGTGCCTCACTTGTGCTCTGAGAGGGCATTTGCGACTCAGAGGATGATCCAGATCCCTCACCAGAGTCCTCTGATATACCTTGCTGCTGTGTAGGAATGGAAGAACCCTGAGCGTTACCCTCCTGGACCTCAGGTGGTGGTGTGAGGTTAGGCATCTCTTCCTCTTCTTTCTCCTTCTTACAGAAGAGATACAGTTCCTCAGCAACCTTCAGTGCTTCGTCGAAGGTCTCAATATTATTGATCTTATCGATAATGACTTGCTCATCATCGGTGAAAGAAATATCTACAAAATTGCCGACCTTAAAGTATAGATTTGCACGATCAGCAAGATTAAAATCAGCAACGCACTCGTCAAATATAGAGAAAAAGTCTTCGTCATTGAGTTCTTGGTAACCTTTAAAGAATGTTTTTGCGAGGCCAGCATAACGACGCTTCATCAATTTTTCAATACGTGCGTCCTCTACCACGTTTACAAACTGAGGGGGGATAGCAACTTTCTCTAACCAGTTCTCATCGGGGGTATACAGAGCATGACCCACTTCGTGTCCAACCAGCATATCATAGACATGGTTGCTTGCCTTCTCCCACATCGGAAGCGTCAGCACACGGGTGTGGACGTTGAAGCAAGCAGTATCAACCTGCTTGTGCTCTACGATCAGATCCTCAGTGGCAAGGAGTTTGGCGAGCTGGGATTTGATTTCGTGGTTGACCGCCATAGGTTTCTCTCGGTTGTACCTATAATACTAAACCCCCACCTTTCGGTGAGGGCCCTCAGTGACAGTTTCTAAAGTGTCTATAGTTGGTTATGAAAGAATGCTCCTACAAATACGTTTGCATGTGGACTGATCATCATCACACTCAATTAAGCAGTCATAATAGTCGTTTAATAGATCAGATTCATCCATCGCTCTATCTAATGTCTTGGTCAAACGATCAACGCTTTGTTTCCAACCCGCTAATTGATTATGTGAAATGAGATTGTGCATAATACCTCCGATTACAATGTTCAAATAACAAATGAGGTCTAGTTCATTCCGTTCTCCAATTCTATATTATATAGTCAGCGTATGCTAACTTAATGTAGTTCTTGTTACATTTAACTTTAACTTCAGGTATCTCAACGCTTCTTTACGTTGACGTAGTGCTTGAGGTTTCAGTTTCTGCTTTTGTTCTTTCTTTGAGTGATGTTGCCAATTTGGAGTATTCATTGAGATACCTGTCAGATGCAGGGTCGGTAATGAGAGTCATTCCAGATTTTTTGAAGTCTTGACTAAGATCTACTGGTCTGCGAACGAATTTTGTCATTGTACTATACGCGAAAATCCTTTTACTTTATCAAACCTTGTGACATTTTCAAATTTGTCATGTAATGATTCCTTATGCGATATTACAAAGATATTAGCATCTTTAATGATAAATCTAATAATCTTAAGGAAATCTTCTGTGCCGACTCCATCCAAAGAACTATCAAACACTTCATCCATAATCAATAGATTTGTGTTAACAGAGTTCTTCATCCTTGCTACCTCTCTCCAGGTAAACAAGAGTGCCAGATCGATTCTCATCTTCTCTCCCTCGCTGAAAGAAGAGTAAGAAAAATCTTCGTGAATAGGGGACTGGACGGTTTCATTAAACTCTTCATCTAGAGAGAAATTAATATAGAAGTCCATAAGTTGAAGATACTTATTGACTTGCTGATTTATCAGTGGTAGATACTTCTTGATGATTTTTGCTTTGACTCCACCGTCTTTAAGAAGACTATACGAAAAATCGTAATAGTTAATCGTGTCCTTACGTTGTGCGAGTTCGTCGTATGTAGTTTTTAAGTTGTCCTTGAAGGTTTCTAGCTTTTCATGCTCAGTATTTCGGTTTGCAAGTTGGTCGGTAATTCTTTGAATTTCCGATTCCAGATCCCTGATTTGTCTCTGACATCCAGCGATCTTAACATTGTTTTGAGAAATGCCATGCGTTAGTGTTGTAATCTCCTTCGATAGGGCAGTGAATTGACGCTCTCGCTCTTCCTCCTTTTTAATTGCCTCCTCCAGTTCTTTATACCCGGATTGCAACTCCTTTGCTTTATTTTGAGCGTCACTAATCCTATTTATTCTGAAGGTCTCTTCTATGTCTTGATTGCATGTAGGGCAGACCGTATGATCGCTAAAAAATTTATGTTCCTTAGTAATGCTTGATACTTTCTGAGAGATTTTGCCTTTTAGGTTACCATATTGACGCAGTTTTGCAGTTGCACCATCATACCGTTCTATCTTCTTTTGAAGACTTAGAAGTTCTCCATTCTTCTCTTCATTAACTCCCATCCAGTCATTTTCTTCTACAAGAAGTTGACTGATCTTTGTTTCTTTATCCGTAATATTCTGCTTTCCTCTTGCATCCAACTCTTCAATAAAGTTTTGCTGCATACGAACTTTATCATTCAGCGACTCTTTCTTCAAGTCAAGAACTTTAATATCCTCTCGCAGTAAACGAATCTTTTCCTTAATAACAGTATTCATACTAGAGAAGATACGAATATCAAGAAGGTCTTCAATCACTTCTCTACGGGCAGAGTTAGTCAACTGCATAAAGGGAACAAATGTGCTGCTGCCAAGAACAACAATCTGTGTGAATGACTTATAGTTCATCTTTAAAACATTCTGCTCCAACCATTTCTGTTGGTCGGACACAGCAGCAGACTGATCTAGAAGGTCATCATCTCTCCAAATCTTAAAGATGTTTGGCTTAATACCACGTTGTATTTTCCACTTAGTTCCACTAATACTAAACTCAACCTCTACAACACAATCCTTTTCATTGATAGAGTTAATGAGTTGTGGTTTGTTGATCTTACGAAATGCTTTTCCAAATAACGAAAACGTCAGAGCATCAAGAACAGTTGATTTACCAGAACCGTTAGATCCAATAATCAAATTGGTAGAGTATGCTAAAAAGTCAATCTCACTGAAATGATTTCCCGTGCTCAGAAAATTCTTCCATCGAATATTTTCAAATAAAATCATGCTTGTGGGTAGGAGGAATTACAACATCATTGGGTGTGATAACTGTATACCTGTAATCATGCATCTCACAGGTCTTTATCATCACTTCATCTTCAACTTCAATTACATGCATATCTGGACTACCATCTTCTTCAAGCATCATAGCAAATCTAGATGCATCGTCTTCTGCTTCAAATAGGTAGAGAATCTGTTCTCCATCATCTGCTTCTACTGAATAAGCACCCTCCTTTTCTTTACCGTAGATTGTTAGTATATACATTATATCATCTCACACGCTTCTTGGTAAGTGCTTCTCATAATGTTCTGAATCTTTGATTTATCCAGATTAATATCAGCATCCTGAATATATCTATCTAGTATGGACATCGTATCTTCTGATTCAGAGACTTCAAAATCTTCTGCCTCTTGAAGTGCAAAGTTTTCTACAATCTTGAGATCAGCAACTCCAACCTCATAAAGTTTATCAATAAACTTCTCAAAGTCTTTAGTGCTTGTTTTCTCACGAACAATCACTTTAACAATTTTATTACCATACTCACTCGCATCAAAGAGTTGATGTGGAGTATCATTATAGTAAATATTGTAGAACATTCTATATGGATTGTCCACATGAAAGTGTTCTAAAGTTTCTGTGTCAAAAATCGTAAATCCTCTTGAATCCTCTACATCATTCCAGAATAATTCATAAGGATTTCCTAGATAAAAGATTTTCCCATTATCAGATCTTGTATGGTAATGACCCGAAAATACCCGCTTGTACTTGTTATATAATTCGCTCTCATGACCATGGTCCATGACGCAGCCTCGATGAGCTCTAAATCCATTGAGCTCAAGGTGCCCCATCGCACACTTGCAAGTTGAACTTTTAATAAATTTAAGAGTCTTTTCTTCATTTTCTTGATTAATCCAAGGAATAAACAAAGTCTTAAGTTTTCCCAACTTAACCTCTGTTGCTTCCGAATATACAGTTACATTCTCATACTCTCGAAGAAGAAGATCTACAGCATTCACTTCATTTGTATTTTTATAGTATGCTGTATGATTACCTACAATCGTATGGATATGTATCCCCATATCCTTTAGACGGTCATAATAGTTGTTCTTTGCCCAGGCAAGCGAAGAAAAGTCAATACCTTTACGACTGTCAAAAGTATCTCCCATATCTACGATTGTAGTAATGCCATTCTCCTTCAGATATGGAAAGAAGATGTCATTATAAAATTTTAGAAAATAATCATGAAACAACTTAGAGTTCTTACGAGCACCAAAGTGTTGGTCTGTAATGATTGCAACCTTCATCAACCACGGAGTTTAGAGTGGACATTATCCTTGATCTGATTATAGTCGCTGTAGTTCGATCCGTCAAGTGTATTGTTGTCGTCGAAGACTTCACTATACCCTGACTTCTCAATAATTTTATTCTTAATATCTAACTGTCTTTTCTCTCGCTGAATACGGCGCAGAAAAGCATAATGAATAATCTGAGTGAAATACGCAAAGGGATTCTGGGATTTCTCTGGGTTAAAATTATGTATGTACTGAACGCAGTTCTCAATGCCATCAGAGATCATATCCTCTTTGAACATATAGTTCACAAAGTTTGGTTTGAATGATAAATGATTTGCGATCTTTAAAAAACAATCACCAATGTAGCGAGGGATAACTGGTTTTGGAAGACCCTTAGCTAGTGCAATCTCTTTATCTTCACGATACTTAATTAATGCTGCAAGGAACTCTTTATTATTTACATAATGTTCCGATCTTTTTCTTCTTGTCATGCCTGGTTGTATCATAAGTTTATCTCATAATATGTATAGATTATACCATTAACTTAAATGCTTGACAAGGTATCAAAAGTCATATAGACTAACTCTGTCAGGGTTGATTAGATAAACTATAGCTCTTCAGAGCTTTTCTTAAATATCTTCTCTAAAAGTTCTTTAGTATCATTAACTGTCCCTAGATATCCCATATCGCGACTTAAGTCAGATTCATTATTTTTATTTTTATCTGCTCTACGGATATAATCTTGATACATCATAATCATTTCTATATCATCTGATTCGGACATTGTTAGAACATCTTCTAGTCTGATAATAAACATATCATCACTAGTTGTTTTTAACCATGGTTCTAATTTATACCCTACCGTGCCACCTCTGGATTTAATTTCATTAATAGTGATTGGATTGGATAATATTAACATTGTCCTATCTTCTTCTTCAGAGGCAGCAACCTTTGAAAATATTTCCTCACCTGATCTTAACTTAATTGTTGCATAAAAGTCGTCTTCCATCATACCTTTAATTGAATAGTGATTATGTCATAATTAAACTTTTCTTCGTTATAGATTTTGATTCTTTCTATAAAATGGTTTAATGTGTAGTTTCGTCTTGACTTGGTGGAACAATCATCTGAGATATCATATAATGTTGCCTTCACCTTTCCTTTTCCTTTTCTAAGAACTCGTCCAATACTCTGAAGATTGCGGATTCTGGATTTACTTGGAGAGGCAAAGATAACATTATGGAGGTTTTTAATATTGATACCTGTAGAAAAAGTTCCATAAGATGCGACGATAACTGCATTGTTTTCTCGCTCAGTTATTTCCCTTACCAATTCTCGTTCTTCAGCATTCACCCCACCATGTACAAAAAATACTTTGTGGTCTTCACTCTTGTTCTTATTTATCTTTTCATAGAGTATAGCGCCATGGCTCTCGACTCTTTGGAAAAGCACAAGTGTATTCCCTTTAAGATCAAGTGCTAGATTTTTTATAAAGTTGTTTCTTTGCTCATGTGATATCAAATACTCAATCTCATCATTATATGTTTCAAATGTTTTTGGATGGTGTTTGAGTATCAGACACTGAATATCTAACTGAGATAAATGTCCCTGCCTCATCAATTCATCAGTTCGAGTAACTTTATATGATGGACCAAACAACCCCTCTAATACCCACTTATGGGTCTGTGTGCCGTCTAATGTACCCGTGAAACCAAATCTATACTTTGCATGATGAAGTTTAGTCATGATTTGTATCAAAGACTTAGACTTGAATAAATGTGCTTCATCGCCTATAATACAACCATAGTCTTCGAAGAAAGATCTATCAAGTTTGTATACAGATTGCCAGGTCGTAATAGTAACTGGGGCATCATTACTTTTTTCTTTTCCTGAATAGATACGATGGCAATATGAGTCAGCATTCCAACCATAATCCAGAAAATCCTTGTACATCTGCTCTACAAGAGATGTCGTGGGAACAACTAAAAGAATTTTTTCTCCTTGGTCAACGTAATATCTTACGAGAGAATAAATCATCAATGATTTGCCAGAAGCAGTGGGGCTTATCAATAGCTTTCTATTGTGCTTTAAAGCTCCGTATACTCCCTCAATTTGATATTTCCGTGGAGAGTGAGAACAAATAGAGTTCATGTAATCTTTAACACCCTCCATAGAGATGTGTTGATTCTCCTCATATGGAGCACCATAGAACTTATTATCTTCGAACTTGTAAGTGTAACCGTAGTTCTCACAAAATGATACAATCTTATCTAACAGACCAACATAGATCTGTTTTGACCTCATATCATATAGATGAATCTCTCCGTTCCAGTTTCTACCACGATACTGTGGCATAAACTTTGCATTAGGAACTTCGAACTTAAAGTGATCTCTAAGTTCATATTCAATATGTGGTTCAGTATTGATTTTTAAAAATACTTCGTTTGATTTTGATATAACAAGATTTGCTGTTGTATCAATCACATAGATCCATTCATCTATGAATATTTATCACATATTATTGAACTGATATTCTAAAATCATTTTATAAAAATTATCTCTCATAGAAATTAAATCTTCTTGCTCTTGAGGAGCACCACCAGACCACTTATCTACAGCCTGTGATAATCCTTTATGAATTAAACGAACTGCTTGAATGTTTAATTCTATTGACCAATACTCACCATCGTCATCTGTGTCATACATCACCCTAACCCCGCATTGAATCTCATGAACTCAATCGCATTTTTGATTTGATACGTTCTGTTGGTTACTTGCTTAAGTATACTCTCAATGTATGTGAGCATTGTATCATAGTAATCAATTTTTAAACAGACAGAAGAAAGTTTCTCATCTGCATCAAGATACTTTTGCATTGTATCTTTATCACGAATCTTTTTTGGAAAAGGTTTTTCTATATAAACCTCTGGGTCTGCCTTACCACTAAAATATTCATATCTTTCATGACGGATATTTTTTCTTTGCTGCTCCGCTTTCTTTCTCATTAGAAATATGGTATTATATAACTCAAAGTACTTCGCATGAAGAGTAGGAATATTTGTAGATTCTGTATGTAGATTGTCCATATCAATCTTGGAATCTTTTTCCCACATTTCTTGAAGTTTATCAAGATCGATCATAAAGGAGTTCCTTGCATATCACATATCGTGTATATAGTATACTTGAAGGACACGTCTGCTGTAAAGTACTCTTGATCAGTCTGGGTAGCATCAAAGGTCAAAGTCGATAAATCATATGGAAATAAATCCTTGAAGAAGATTTGATGTGTGGGAACAAGATTACTTGAAAGAATATTTAAAGTTCCGTCAGAGTAGATATTGTCACCATCATTAATATATCTTCCGAAAACTTCTGCCTCGCTTTCTAAATTTTCAAATTGATCTAAACTCTCTGGATATCCTAATCCACGAATCCACTTTTGGATCTCCATATAATTTCCAAGATCTTCATCAATCATGAATCTGAGTTGAAGATCACCAAATTCTATTGTATCTCCTGGAACAGGAATAGGTCTCAAATAGTTTGGTTGAACAGTCACACCCAAAGTCATATTTGGGATATTAACCTGATTACAAAAGAATGCAGCTTGAGGAGACCTGCGAAGAGTAAATCTAAATCCAGTAGGATTTAAATAATTTCTATTTTCAATTTGACTTGTTGTTCTTTTTACAGGTTCTCTTCTAATAGCCACTGTTATCAACCTTCATCAACAATAATTGCTCCAGTCCATCCACCATTAGTTCCATCATCATTAACGAGGAGTGCAGAGGGATCAGCATCATAAGTTTTTCTATCATCGAACTTATCAGTCCAACGACTATCTCCTTTATAATAAACTGTAATTTCTGTAATTAGTGCAGAGGGTTTTTTAATGTGATACGCCATTTTTTTAAAGGACAATATTGACTATTTATCAGGCATAAAAAAAGACCCCCCGAAGGAGGTCTTGTAACTTTGTGTATCCGATGGATCACATAAGGTTCTTAACAGTGACTCTTCTGTAGTAACGGTTTCCGTTAACTGTGAGAGCGCCGCTGCCTTGGGTAAGACCCTCAGCGAATGGATTAGCAACCATGCCGTAGCGGGTCTTAAATCCGATTTTGGGCTGGAAGGAGTTCTCGCCGACAGCACGTACCATCTGGAGGGGTACATATGGGCAGTAGAACAGACCAGCGTCATAAGGAGAAGTTCCCTTATAACCAACAACGTAGTACTGGTTAGCAGCACTGTTTGCAGCATAAGGATCGATGTATACACGATACTTACCTTGGAGAACACCAGCGAAGGTGTTACCGGTGTCATCAACGTTAAGGTTAGCGTTGAGTGCAGGGGTGTAATCGAGAACACCAGCCATGGTCAGTGCAGAAGCAACGTCTGCGGAACACATGATGATGTTGCCCTTTCCTCTACGAGTTCTTTGTGCGATTGCGTTAGCATCACGCTCGATTTGGAACAGAAGACCCTTGAACTTCTCAACACTCCAGCGTCCGTTGGAATCGACATCGAGGTCGAACTCACCAGCGGTTGCGGTGTTGACTTGAGCACCAGACTCAGCAGTCTTGTAGATGGTTCTGATGACTTCGCGGTTGATCTCAGCAAGAATCTCAGTGGAGAGAATGTTTGCGAGTTCCGCTTCAGCGTTCAGACCGTGGATTGCCTTAAGGTCTTGTGCGAGTTCTAAGGAGTACTCAGCCTTCAGTGCTCTAGACTTCGCAGTAACGGTGACTTTCTCGATCGAGAATGCCATCTGGTTGAAAGCATTGCTTCCAGTACCGTCAAGTGCTTCTGCGTCGTCTGTACGCATACCCTGACCAACAGAATATGCTTTCTGTGTGGCGTTGGAGGAAGGATTCAGAGCACCAGGGTTAGTGCCAGGGTTGTGTCCGGTAGTACCCATACCAACTGCAGCATTGGTCATGCCGTTGGTGAGGTCAAGACCTTTGTCCTGACCGGAGAATGCGGTATCTACTTCATCGAAGAAGGTTTCAGTGCCAGACTGACTGTCACGACGTGAACGCATCGCAAAGATGAGTCCAGTAGGACCAGACATTGGCTGAACACCTGCGAGGTCATATGCGACCAAGTTAGGCATAGAGCGTCTGATCAGGGAAATCAGAACTGGATCGAAACCGGCAACAGGACCTGATGCGGTTGCACCACCAGAGAAACCAGCAGCAGAGCCGGTTTGGGTGTTCATGTTAGGTTGCTCAGTAAGCATTGTGGTGCCGCTTTCGAAGGCACTTTGCTCACGGAGGAATTTTTCTTGGTTTTCCAGCAGGACTGCGGTTACTGCTCTCTTATGGGAGTTCTCGATTTTATCAAGACCCTCATGGTTGAGGAGAGGTGCCCACTTTTCCTGCAACTGTTCGGAATGGAACATTTGCGTTTACCTATGTGTGGTTAGTTTATGTTTGATTTAATTTTAAATTCAGGAGTTTTTGCTAAGTGTAGAACCCAATGCTCTCATGTAGGATTCCATCGAACCAGTATAGGATTGATGGTTGCTCTCTACACCTTCAGAGAGGGTCTCGGTCTTAGCTGGAGTAGAAACGGTCTTCTGAGAGAAGTATGACTCCTTCAGTGTTTCTAACTTTTCACGATATTGTGCTTCACTTTCAAACTCTACACTTTCGGAAAGTGAGGCGAGCTTCTCTTTCTGTGTCTGTGCAAGACCATCAGAGACTTGATCTAAGATTCCTTCAGCAACCGACTCATTGAGTCTGGAATTGAGGGAGATATTCTTTTCGATTTGCTCGTTGAGTTTTGTTTCCATCTCATCTAATTTTGCTACCATTGCGGTAGTTACATCATACTTCTCTTCAGGGATAGTTACATAATGTTCTTCAAAAAGACTCTTCATTCCGGAGAGGAACGATTCGGTCATTTCAGTCTTGAGTCCATGCTCGACTGCGAGTTGATTTTCAGTCATCCACTCGTCAGCGACATACTCAAGGTAAGAATCAACACGCTCAGCGAGTGATTCTTTTGCAGAAACAATTTCTTCTGCAAACTTTTCTGCAAACTTAGTTTCCAGTTCTTCTTTGACTTGAGCAACCTTAGAATTGATTGCTGCTTCGAAGATGGTGCGTGCTTTTGCTTGGAATTCCTCGGAGAGTTCTTCGCCTGCGAGGAGAGCATTGACATCTTCTTCGATGTCATACTCAGCAACGACTTCTTCTTCAGTTACTTCTTCTTCAGAAACAACTTCGTCTTCAGTAGTCTCTTCTTCAGCGACTACCTCATCAGTGGTTTCCTCTGCTTCTGCTACTACTTCTTCGTCTGCTACTTCTTCCTCTTCCTTCATACCCTTAGGCATTGGGTCAGCAGGTTTAGCACCTTTGGTGATAATATCCTTGACTTGCTTGAGGGTAGCACCTGGCTCTTTCAGTTTTGCCGAATCATCATCGGATTTGTAGTTCTCGGGAGTAGGACCACCGAGATCCTCAACGTTAGCCAGTTGAGTGCCAGGATCTGCCATTTTAGGCATAGGATCTGCAGCAGCAGCCCCAGAATTAACAGCAGTTTTGGATTGCTGTGTCTTTACTTCCATTTCTTGTAAATCTCCACGAGACATTTGAACTCTCCGTTATTGCCGGTATTAAAACTATATTTATTTATAAAATTAAAGATTAGATAGGAAATCACTCCATAACTGGAGTTTGTGCTCCTCTAACGCTCTCTGACCGACGAGTGTGTTAATCTTATTTTTGGTCTGCTGGGCATACTTTTCGCGAAGTAAACCACCTTCCCAGACCCATTCTTTACCTTCCATAATACCCTCAACAAATGCATCAGGTGCAGAAGGATCAGCAACAATATCAGCAGCAGTTGCTAACATGAAGTCGTCGCCAACAATATTGCATCCCTCTTTTGTTGTTTTAAGCGATCCAATACCACGAGAAGAAACGCCAAGTTTGACACCTTCTTCTACGAGATTTGCGGCAATCTTACCCATCGGTGTTCCAAGGATTTTTGCCTTACCAATAAAGTTATCTCCACTCTCTCTTAATGAGACAATCTTATGTGATACTCTATCGAGATTCACGGTAGGACCATCAGGATGTCCAAGTTCACCAAGTGCTCTACCTGCCTGAACATTGGATTCGTTATAACGAGAAACTTCACGACGAAGAGTATCCATAGGATACATACGACCATTGCGGTTCTTGATGTTTCCCTGAAGGAATACTCCCTCAATATACAGGGATTTCTTGCCAGACTTTGTTTTCTCTACAAGAAATTTGACAGATTCGATCTCTTCTCTGATAAGTTTCATTGTTTTTAATTGGTGAATCCTACTTTTGCTACCTCAACTGCAGCTCCGGTGACATAAATTTTGTCGCTTGGACTCTTCTCAACTATCTCAACACTGTTGTTAAGTTGAGTGAAAGACCCAATAACTGTATCACTAGAGTCTGTTCTGAATACAACGACTACACCCGCAGTTGCAACAATTCTCACAACGGTTGCATTACCAACAGTGGTTGCATTACTGCTACCTGCTGCTAGTGCTGCTTTTTCTCCTAATGGTAAAATGCGTGACATTTTTATAATCTACTTGTATATTTTATTTATTCTTCTTCTGCTTCTACTTCTACTTCTGCCTCAGTATCAGGCTGTTCCTGATTGCCACCAAAGAGAGAAGCAGCAGCCGTTTCTCTATGGGAGGAGACTCTCTCACTAGTTTTACTAAAAAGTAAGTCTTTGATTGTATCAGATATTTTCGAAGGTGATCCATCAGTAATCATCATGTCTAAAAGTTCATCCATGTTTCCCATGTTACAAATTTACTTATATTTATATCTCGCCACCCTTGGGCATCTCAATTGGTTCAGCAGAAGAAGCATCAATCTCAGGTTCCATAACCGGTGCTCCAAGGTCCATTGAAGCAGGATTTTGCCCTGCATCTAGTGGTTGACCAGTTGCAGGGTCAATTGTTGCTGGATCGGGAATAATACCTGACTTTATTTCTGCTTCGATAAGTTTATCTTGCTCAAGAATTTCCATATCAGTTTGACGCAATATCTTGCGCCTTACATAGTCCTGTGAGTAGTATTTACCCACATATGGTTGAGCAGTTTCAACAAGAGATAATCTCTCATTCATTAATTCTGCTTCTTTTAATTCGGAGAAATGATTATCATATAGGAAATCATATTGAATATGCTCACTCATTAATTCCCAATCTTCAGGAGTGATAACATTCTTAAGAAGTAATTGAGTTCTAAGCATGTCATTAAACATTGCAGAGAATCTCTTTCTTAAACGACCCACGAACTTTGTGAATTTCAGTTCATCCCTAAGTATTTCAGATGATCTACCCAGATTAAATCCACCTTCTCCGTCCATACGTGACGGCGGAACATTAAGGGACCTGTAAAGTTTCTTCTTAAAATACTCAATGTCAGTGATTTCTCCCAGGTTTTGACCGCCAGGAAGAGTAGAAATTTCAGTTCCTCTGCCTCCTTCACGTCTGGGCAACCAGAAGTCCTCAAGCATAGCCATGTACTTTTTGTCATCACGAATCTCTCCTGTGGACGCATCGTATACTAACTTGTTACGATATCTCATCATAACGTCACGCAGATACTGTTCTGCTTTAATTTTTGGAAGATTGCCAACATCAATATAGAAAATACGACGTTCTGGTGCTCTTGAAAGTCTATAAATGACGAGACTATCCTCAATCATTCTCAGTTGATTGAGAGACTTGATTGCTTTATGAAGATATGAAAGCGTTGATCCTTTATTTCTATCTACTAAACCAGATGTACAATAAGCTACTGAGTCTTTAGTCATTTTAATACCTTGACTCGCACTTGATTGCATTGGGTTGCCACCCATTCCCGCTTTTGGATTATAGATAAAAAACTCTTCCAATTCTGGGAAATCATAATCCATTGGATCTTGCTTCAATGGATTGAGACGATTTAGTTCTTTCTTTTCATTCTTCTTTTGCTTCCTTACATAACGCATTTTCATTGCGTCAATATAACGAAGTTCCTGAATACCATCTTCAGGTTTCTTTAGATCGATTATTTTATGATAATAAAGTCTACCATCAATGTACCAATTCCTATAGATTTCATGTGCTTTCTTATTAAAATCCAGTAAATCTATGATGTGCTTAAATTCTTGTCTAATAGATTTCTTAATACCATCGCTAGCATTAAGGTTTGAGAGTTCAATCTCAACAGGAGTATCGTTACTATCAGAAACGATTGCCTCGTTTACAATATCTTCAATCGCACTATCACACTCTGGATGAAGCGCCATCTCACGATATCTCTTGATGAGATCAAATTCAGTTTTATATACGCCTTCAATATCTACGTAGGAACCAAAAAAACCACTACTCATATAGTGGTCAACCCCGTCCTCATTTGACTGAGGGACGGGGGAGACTACTGATGGTGAGAGTGGTTCAGTATCCTCAATAGAGAACCCAAATAATTTGGACATTATTAAACTCTAAACTGTATCTCTACTATTTATTAGGAGAGAAAATAGAGTCAATCAGAATCCGTTGATTGTTACTCCGTTCTGATCTGTCTCACCGGTTGCTCCGTTAGCAGAAATACTCTGAACAGCAAACTCAACTGTAAACTCTTCAATTGTATCACTCGAATCGTAAGAGAGATCAATCGCAGATACGTTTACTGGGAAGATGGAATGGAAAGTATAAGATCTAAGAGGCTTAACTTTTACTGGTGGTTCAGCAGCAGCATCACCTGCTCCTCCATTGGATGTACTATGCTTGTTCTTAGCATATCCTCTACCTAACTGATAGACGTATGCTTCTGCCATATAAGCAGCTGGACTTGTAGCACCAGTATTGTCATCCAATTTAGCAATACCATTCATCCAAATTTCAAATTTAGTTCTCAAAGTGAATCCTTCATCATTAAGGATTGTGATTGTCCAGTTTTCGATGGTTCTATCACCAGCAACCTTCAGAGTACGACCTCTAAAAGGAATATCGATAGAAGCAATATTAGATGCAGGCAACTGGGCAGCCTTACACATGAAGTTTAGATCCGTTTGAGCAGCAGCATTCCACTCTTGATTTGGAATAGATTGTAATGCTGCTGCTGGGAATGTTGGAATTGAAACTTCGAATAAATTTGGTCTTGCTCCCCCACCCAAAAGTGCGGATTTAAAAGAGGTGAGCGTGCGTAAGTTTGACATTTTTAGAAATCCTCCGTTATTTTATGATTATGATCAAACTCTACCAGCGACTTCCTGGAAACTTGCTCCAGTACGTGTGGCGACGAAAGTAAGTGTAATGAAGTTAATCGACTTGGCAGGCTTCAGGAAGATGTCTGCTCTAAATTCATTATTATCAATAACATCTGGTGTGTTATTCGACTCATCACAGATAACGAGGAAGTCAATCAGTCCTCTCTTTGCTTGAACATCACGGAGGTATGGTTCAACAATGTTTCTAAAGTTTGCTCTCGTTAACTCGTCGTTGAGTTCGAAGAGTTGTGCTTGTGCTGCTCTCTCAAGTGATTGCTCAATTGTGAGGAACAAGCGGCGAACGTTGATTCTGTCGAAAGCAGACTGATAAGCAAGTGCAGTCTTATCACCGAAGAGGAATGTTCCAGCACCAGGCGAAGTGATGAAGGAGTTGATTCTCTTAGGATAGAGACGATCTCTTTGAGTCTTAGATGGGTTGTAAGCAAGTTTAACAGCGTTATTAATAACACCTCTCTGCTGACCTGCTGGTGAGAACCATGGATAGGAGTTGAGAGCAGTTCTTGCCATCATTCCAGCAACATCTGGGTTGCATGGAATATAACGGAACTTGTTATTGAAACGATCAAAGGTATACTTATAACCGGAATCAAATACCGCGTAGGAAGAGGATTGTAATGGGCTGAAATAGTTAATCAGATTGGTTGTCTGAGTCTCAGTGTTTGTGATGTTGACAACGTTTGCTCTATGAGGACCAACAACTGCCATACAATCTTTTCTTGCTCCTGCGAGAGAGATAAGATAATTTGCTTTTGCTTGAGATTGTGCTTCAGTATCACAACCAGGTCCCATGATTAAGAAGTCAACTTCGGTTTCATCCTTATTACTAAAGAGTCCGTATGCGGAAATAAGTTTTCCAAGGTCTGCCTTGTAACCATCTCCACCAGTGCTCTGGTAATCATTACCACCTGCGAAGGTATAAGTCTTATTACCGATAGAAAGGAATTGCTTATCTTGTGCAACTCCACCTTGGTTTGCAGCGCCACCTTCTGCGGTAAAGGATGCTGATTTTACTCCAGTATAGGCAGTAAATCCAGTTGCCGTTGGGGCAGTTCCATGATGAGCATCAATAGCAGCGAGAGGATTTTTACCAGCGTAAAGGTTGGTAGATAAATCTCTAATATAATCTTTATAGTAAATCTTTTGTGGAGCATTAACAGCAGATACAGCATCTGTTGCTTTGGAAAGACCAGTGTGCTTCTCAAGGATATTACCTTTGACTCCGGTTAAATCTCCATTGTCATCAACAACAGCGATGTGAAGTTCATCGCCATGTCCTTGTCTTTCATCAGCATAAACACTTGTTCCTGGTTTTGGAGCAAGAGTCTTCCAGTATACTGTGGAATTTGTAAGACCTAAAGTCTGCTGATCATACCAGTCAACTGCGGTTGCTACTGCTTGTCCTGTAGTTACATTTCCTGCATTAGATGTGAAGAATAATGTATCAGCAGTATCGAAGGATGAGAATCCATCTCCCTCTGCATAATCAATTCTTGTTTCTGTTCCTGCGGAGTCTACTCTCGAAACAATCTTTACATCAATAGAACTTGCGGTTCCAGATGTTGCTGTGCTTACTCCGGTGACAATTGCTTTCAGATATCCAGTGAAAGAGGATGTGCCACCAGTCGATGCATTTGGAAGAACTCCAGAAATTGCTGCAGTAACACCCATTCCAACTGTAGCACCTAAACCAGCAAGTCCAAGGTTTGCACCTGCGCTGTTTGTCGAAACTCCAAGTGTCTGGTCTGCAAGGTCGTCGATGTAGCAAACCTTCAGTCCATCTGCCCAAGAACCTGGATTCTTAGCAGCATAGTAGAAGTCAGTTGCTGACTCGTAGTTGTTACCGTAGTCGTCGTAGTTCTTGATTTTCAGTGTAGTTGTATTTGCAATTCCTACACCTGCATTCGAGTTCTTCAGATCGTCATCGTCTGCTCTTACTACCTTAAGAACACCACCATATGAGAGGTAGGACGATGCACTCATCCAATACTCATAGTGACTATCTGCTTCCTTTGGTTCTCCGAATACAGACAGAAGTCTTTGCTCTGTAGGGATATTAGTTACCTCTTCTACAGGTCCAATTTCAAATGGTGCCGCAATGCCACCAATGTTATCTAAAACATTATCAGCTCTTCCTACTGTTAGGTCAACCTCCCTTACCAGTACTCCAGGAGATAATTGAGGAGTCGCCATGTTTGTTTCTCCGTGATCTCAGTTTATCTGAAAATATTTATCAAAAGGTTACTTTTCACAGGGGAAACATGACGTGAATTACCAATCAGGATATTCCCATGTATTGTTTGATTTTTTACCCTTCATGATTCTTTTGATAGTGCATTCTTTACACTCATAAGAATATGATGATGCTACTGCTCCTCTATCCTTTCTTGTCCTATAAAAACAATCAACTAAGTTTTTTGTTTCACCGCATTTTTTACAAGTTCTATCTTGAAGTAGTAGATGTCCTAACTTAATCTGCCCATCTAAATCCATTACCTATACTCCCACATATGACCCATATCACCATACTCATCAGTAAACCATCTATCACCCTCATTATCAACAAAACTAGTATCATCTAGTCCATCATTCATAAATCCAAAAGGTGCCATGTCTTGTTCTATCTGATCTTTTTGATCTTCATAAAGTCTCTTTCTTACATCTTGATCTGTGAGTTCCTTAAAGTAATCCATCTGGACCAACCAAGCATAGATAACCAAACACATAGCAAGGTCATCATTACAACCTTCCTCTGCTTCAAATGAGTTTTTCTTTGATATGAATGTAGTCAACTCGGAAATAATTTCATAATCACAGAATATAAGTTTATTTTCTTCAATCAGAGTTTTAAGATTAAGTGCCCCAACTTTTTTAACAGTCTTAGACATCTTAACGCCAAGTTGTGTTTTCTTACCAGAGAATCCCTGTCCAACAATCTGACCAGCTCTACCTCTCATAGAACACATCAATAGATTCTGATATTCCAAGTCATACTGTATGATACTTGCTACCTGATCACCAATATCATTTACTTCACATAAAATGAATGCACTATTATAGTTCTTTGCTACTTCATAGATGATATTGGGAAACAACATTGGTTTGATTTCGTTGTTTCTATATTTGGCAACTAATCTGTGAGGGAACTGTGTGATATCAACAACTATGAATGCAGAGTAATCTTCACCAACTCCTCTTGCTACGTCAACAGTCATTACATAATCATGCCCCTTTTCAACTGAAGCATATACATCAAGTCCAGCATTTCGAGTCTGTGGGTTGTCATATACCATAGACTTCAACTTGCTTGGAGCAATCAGAGTATCAACGGATCCTAGAAACTCGCATTCAAACTCAACTTTGAATTGTTGTTCTGATGTGTTAGAAATTGTCTGATCTTTCCATATAGAATCTCTACCTGGAACTTCGGACCAGTGAACATCTGTTGGAACATATTCGTTTTTGCTCCTTTCTGCATCATGCCACATTCGATAGAAGTGATTCATACCGTGTGGAGTAGATACAATAATTACTTTTGTTTTTTTACCAGAAGTAATCGTAGGATAAACAGACGCAAAGAATGAATCTGCCACATGATTTGGAACGAACGCAAATTCGTCCAAGAATAGAATATTAAAAGACATACCTCGAACAGCACTAGCAGAGGTCGATGCTGCTAAGATTTTAGAACCGTTATCAAGTTCTAGAGATCCTCTATTCCACACAAGAACACCCTGCTGCATCCACTTAGGGAGGTTCTCGTAAGCAGTCTGTAGTCTATTAAGTAGTTCTCTTGCTGTTGCTGCCTTGTTTGCTAGAATACCAATATTGACACTATCATTAAAGATAGCATAATGAAGAAGATAAGATACCACAGTGGTTGATTTACCAGTCTGTCGTGGCATCTTGCAGATATTAAATCTATTATTATGAAAGTTATTAATTAGTTTTTCTTGAAAATCATATGGATGAAACTGAGTTAATCCTTCATCAAGAGAAACAATCTTGATATAATTATTTGCAAAGTAAACGGGATCCTCCTTACATTTCATAAACTCAAGAATTTGTTCTTGAGTAAACTCAATAGGAGTATTTGCTTTTTTTAGATTAGGATTACCAAGATATACATTATCAGACATAAACCGATCAGCAATTCCAAGCTCTTAATGACTTATTGATTCTGCTATCTGGATCTCTAGCAGTTTTAGCAGAGGTTAATTTTTTCTTCATACCTCTCATTCTCGCACAAAAACTTTTTCTACGAGGGTTCCCAACTTTTTTTGAAGGTGCTTTAAGATCGCTTCCTGGGTTTTCGCGTTCATACGACTTTCTACCCTTTTCATTCAGACCTCCACTTTTATTCTTACCTTCTTTTTTTGTCCAAGCAGCACCTTCTGTCTGTAGAAACTGTTCTCCTGGTTTGATGTCAGAAACCCTGTAAGAACTTACCTTAGAACCTGGATATACCTTATCAAGTTGATCCTGAACTTCAGAACGACTTGGTTTCTTCACAGATGGGAAGAACATCTTAATCATCAACATCTTGCCCCGCCAGGTCAAGAATACTTCGACAATGTTGCCTGTCTTTCTTGGGATCTGAACTGCTTCTTCCACATCATCAGGACAAGCATCTGCACCATGAACTGGGCAATCCTTTCCTTTTTTAGTATGAGAACAGTCTGTCTCCTCATTTGCTTTGACACAGTTTGGATATCTCTTTCCAAACATCGTCTTCATACCCTTTTTCTTATAACCAGGCCAGCACTTCTCACCAAGCATCTTACTTCCAATACCCTCAGTTGGTTCTAATGGATCGGGAGTAATCAGATCAATTGTTTCATACTCTGTTGGTTTAAACTCAGATCTCCAGTTTGAATAATCATATCCCTCCTTCTTAGTTTTATTGCCCCAGTTCTTCGCACCAACTTTGCGACACTTAACTAATGCTCCTGAAGCGTATGCAGAGGGCCATACCGAATAACGAGACTTGACCTTATGATAACAAGCATCCTTCTCACCCTCTGTAATATCAATTTCGTCGCCAACTTCTACATTATTCTCCGCAAACCATCCACGATTTACTTCTAATGCACAAAGAATATCTCCATCAGATTCTACAGCAGTTTCATCATTTGGTTCTAACTGCTTGATACTTTCGATGATTCCATCTTCTCTGATAAATGCGATATCCAGAGGAATCTTTGTCTCTCTCATGTGGAATGATTGTTGTGCTACTTCATCAAAGATGAATAACATTCCACTATTTGTATCCAGACTTTCTCTGAACATGAGTCCAAGATTAAAATCTCTTATCTCTGTTGGGATTTCAATCTGTAATGGTAGAGTTGTAAATTCTTCTGTTTTCACGTTGATTGCCTTCCCTTTTCTATCTGGATTTGGATCTTTCGCATTCTTACGTCTAAATGCAGCATCTTCCTCGCTTTTACTGAGGTTACGCTTCATTTTGCTTGAACCACACTTTGGTTTTGTGGTTTGTCCTGGTTGTCTGGCACAGGGTTTTCCTGCGTACTTGCCACCCAACTGAACCCAGCCAGGCTTGCCATCACTAGAGCGACTCTTGCCAAACCAGTCACGCAAAGAATTATCGCCACTTTTGTTAGCTTCACTTACGGATCCTCCACCGTTACCACCGCCATTACCATTACCGTTTCCATTACCATTCTTTGTTTCGCCTTCATCATCTACAGAATGACCATTCTCCTTACGGAGCATTCCAGCACGACCAACTACCTTGAATCCTGCTGGAATTGGTTTACACTTTTCATCAGTGTAACAGTAATACTGCCCTGCTGGACAACGACCGTTCTTAGCCATCAAAACACAGTTAATATCAATTATTTATGATTTAAAATACCCCCATACCAAGTCCAAGAGTAACGCCAGGTAGAGTGACCCAGTTAGTACCATCATAGAATTCCATTTTCTTCAATGTTGTATTGTAAATCATTGCACCTTCATTAAATGTACCTGCGTCTCTTGCAGTAGTTGTATACTGTGGAAGATAGAATGCAGTTGATACTGTCGCAACACCAGTGACAGATACATGATTAAATGTGCTTGTTCCTGTTGTACTAATACCAGCAACAGTAGCGTTTACATTTGTAAGATTAGCGCCAGAACCAGAAAAAGATGTGGCAGTTACAATACCAGTTACAACTGCACCATCGTTAGTGGTTTCAAATTTTAAATTGTTATTATAATAAAGTTCTACTTCTGCATTAGCACGTCCAACCAACCACTTTTTGCCACCTCCAGTTGCTAATGTTAATCCATCCGTATTATTTTGAGATGCAATAAGACCGGTGGTAACTCTACCAGCAGCAGTGGTTTCAAAATTATCATTGGTAACTGTGGTTGGAAGGCTAAGAGTAATAGTCTGTCCAGATGCTGAAGTTACAATCTCACTTGATGTTCCAGCGATAGTTAATGATTGTGAGGTATTAACCGTACCAGTTCCACTGTCACCAGCAATGCCAATATCTATTCCTGTAAGATTGGCACCACTAATTGCGGGTAAAGTCCCAGTTATATTTGCTGCTGGTAAGTTTGTTAAATTAGCACCACTAGCAGCAGGTAATGTAGCAGGGAATCGTGCATCTGGAACTGTACCTGAGGCAAGGTCTGACGCATCCAGATTAGTCAGATTAGCACCACTAATTGCTGGTAAAGTTCCTGTTAAATTAGCAGCGGGAAGATTGGTAAGTGATGCACCGGAACCATCAGTAAGAAGTAAAGTTCCCGTTGAGGTTGGTAAAGTTACTGTTGCTATACCAGAATAACTTGCATGAGCAGCAGATCTAAGTTGGGTATAATGAGCATTACTGGATTCGCAATAGAAATCAATACGTCCTGGTGTAGAATCATCACTCTTAATATCAATTCTATTCGTAGCAGTTGTAATGCCACTTACTAATAAATTACCTGAGGTTGTTGTTGTGGTCGTTGTTTGTCCACTAGCATTAGTATATGCTTTGACCAAACCAGGAGATGTCGATGATGCTGATGCATCTCCATAAGCAGAGATTGATGCAGGAGAAACAGCATATGCTGTTGCAGAACTTGCTGACTGCAATCCAAGAAACTTGGTATCAGTAACATTAGTTAATTCTTCTCTTGTAGGAGTAAATACTTGTGTTCCAACAGATGTAGATGTCGTTTCATACTCAGATGGAACAGAACCTACAACTAATCTTACATTACTAATATAACCCCCCATATACTCACTATTGGAAACACTATTATATCCACCAATAGTTAATGTATTTGTAGGTTCACCATAAATGTTGTTAGAACTAGTATCTGTTCCTATTATTTTACCATCGACAATATATCTTATTGTATTACTCTTTCTTGTGATCAGCGCGTGATGCCATATTGTCATGTCAAAACCACTTGTATAGTGATTTTGACCACCACAATAAAATTCAAATCCATTATTATATTGTTGAATACTTAAACTATTGGAACCATATGCAGTGGTGTCCATAACCACTGCTCTTCTAGTTCCAGAATTGCTTGCAAATTTAACAAATGCCTCTACAGCAAAATCACCTGTTCCTGGATTTAAAGAACTATCGGCGACTGTTAAGTAATCACCTGTTCCATCAAAATCAACAGAACCAGTGAGACTATTTGGTGAGATTAATCCGGGACTTGTTGTTGATGCAGCAGCATTACCAACAGCAGTAATAGTTTTACCAGTTGCTTCAGCTGTTGCAGAACTTGATGATTGAAACGCAAGAAGTTTTGTATTTGGTAAATTTGTAAGTTCAGTAAATGTTGGGGAGAAGTTAGATGTATAAAGTGCGGTTCCTTTAACTAAACGTAAGTTGGAGATATTTCCATCAAAATCGTTAGAGTTACTTGCATTAACACCAATCTTTACAGAAGTGTTGCTATAATTATTTGAGTCACTATAAGTTGTGGACCCTGCTATACCATTTAAGTATAATGTAGTTGTACCATTAAATCTAACAAGTGCTACATGAGACCATGTATTGTTTGCAACTGTTGTATCTGCTTCTGATCTATAATTTCCACCGAAAAACATTGAAAACTTATTAACATGACCAGAAGTTCCAAATCTTCCAATAGTAAATCCATCAGTTGCGCTAGTAGATGATCGACTTTCAAATACTGCATCATATCCAGCGTTTTGAGTGTGTATGTACGTCCAAAATTCAAGTGTAAAGTCTCCCGTACCTAATGCTAAATCAGAATGAGTTACACTAAGATAATCACCAGTTCCATCAAGTTCAACAGAACCAGACAAATCAAATCCTTTTACAAGACTTGGATTTGTTGTTGATGCTGCAGCAGTGCCAACAGCAGTCACAGTTTTGCCAGTCGCTTCTGCAGTTGCTGAACTTGAAGACTGTGCTAAAAGGTGAGTAGTATTATAAATTTTGGTAAGTTCTGCTGTCTGGGGAGTGAAGTTCTCTTTGTAAAGAGAAGTGCCATTTACAAATCTTACATTTGAAATATATCCTGGGAAATATTCACTTCCATAACCCCATCCAACAACAAATGTTGTAATACTATCTGAATTATTGTCTGTTGCCTCATAAATTTTGACCCCATCAACAAAACCACGCAGAGTTGTTCCAGTTTTTGTAAATGCAATATGGTGCCATGCATTAAAAGTAGCAGTTCCAACTGTACTACTATATGCATTATCAGTAAAAAACTGATACTGACCATTCCTGATCCTAATAAAAGAATATTGAGATCCATTTACACTTTCATTGGCACCAACAATTCTATAAGTTCCACTAGAAGTACCAGTGCAATAGAAATAGCATTCTAAAGTCCAGTTAGAACTTGCTGCTAATGTTCCAGGACCAGGAACTGTTAGATAATCACTATTGCCATCAAGATAAACAGATCCAGTATATGATGTTGCTATTCCGGATGTTGTTGTGGTCGATGTAGATTTGATGTTTACTTGACCTAAAACGTCAAGTTTACCTGTTGGTAGTGTGGAACCTATTCCTACACTACCAGTAGTTGTAATTGTGCTGACGCCAATAGTAGGTGAACCAGTCAGACCCTCTGCAAGTGCAGCAGTTCCTGTTGTATCTTGATTTAATGTTCCAATGGAAAAATCAAGAGTATTATCACTATCTTGATATGCAACAGTAATGCCAGTTTCGGTATTACTGGAAACCATTGCTCCTACAGTGTCGGAAATAGTTTCTGCGAGAGTTGCTCCATCAATAGTGATAGCATCTGCTTCTAGTGTCCCATCAACATCAACGTTTCCAGAAATATCTAAAGATGCTGCTGTTACAGTTCCAACAGTTATATTTGGAGTTCCCGTTAACCCAGCAGCAGTTCCTGTTGTATCCTGATTAAGAGTAGGAATTCTAGCAGCATCAAATGTGCCTGTAGTGATTTTACTTGCGGGAAGAGCACCAACCCTCGCGGCAGCAACTGTTCCCGAAGAAATATTCGAACCATTTAAGTTCGTTAAGTTTGCACCGCTGATTGCCGGTAAAGTTCCTGTTATGTTTGCAGCTGGTAAATTTGTTAAATTAGCGCCACTAGCTGCAGGAAGTGTGGCAGGGAATCTACCATCAGGAACTGTGCCTGAAGCGAGGTCTGAAGCATCAAGATTAGTGAGATTAGCACCACTAATCGCTGGGAGTGTTCCTGTAAGATTAGCAGCAGGAATATTGGTGAGTGATGCACCGGAACCACTGAAAGTTGTAGCAGTTACAGTACCACTAACATGTAATGTTGATGTTGGATTTTGGGTTCCCAATCCCATTCTTCCAGTAGCGGTTATACGCATCCGCTCGTTATTGTTGGTTCCAAAAATTAAATTTAGGTTTTCATTTTGCCAGACCAATGCATCGCCAGACGCATTGTTACCCAAGAGCATTCCATTCGCCCACGAAGAAGAACCAGTGGCGTCATTGGTAATGTTTATGTAATTAGAGGTCGAACTAGTAGCCTGATGAACCGAAAATAAACCGCCGCCGCTTGTGGCACCAATCAGCACCTGACCCGAGCTGTTGATACGAAGTCTTTCTGTTGGACTTGAACCACCATCAGCAGTTGTAGAAAATATCAGTTTTCCTGGATAATCGTCAGTTCCATTCGAACCATCTGATGCACCTATAATACGTGCGTATTCACCTGCGTCGTTATCATTATCATTAAAAGTAAGTATTCCTAAGTTTTCGTTTGTTCCTGTATCTGATGTTGTTTTCCCGTTTCCTAATGACAAATAAGCAACTGCTGTGGCCGATGAAGTATTTCCTCTAATTACTAATTTACTATATTGAGCATCAGTGCCAGATGGAGCACCTGTAGTTCCAATCAACACGCGACCTACGTTGTCGAGTGTCATTTTTGGAGATCCATTTGTGGCAAGTTGTATTTTATCATCAGAAGGGAATCCAATAGATGTATTGGTATCTCCAGTGTGAACTATCTTATCGACGATAGATAAGTCACCACCAATACTAATCGCAGGAAGTGTGCCAGTTACATTAGCAGCAGGAATATTACCAGATCCAGTGATATTATTGCCGTTGAGATCTAAATTGCCACCAAGTTGTGGAGATGTATCTGTTACAAGATCTGCAGAGATGAGCACGGTAGCAATACCGGCAGCACCAGTTGTAGCAGAAACAGTAACTCCTGCAGATCCATCAAAGTCAATCGTAGAAACACTACCTGCAGTACCAACAACAGCACCACTTTGATTCTTAATGGTTAGACCACCAATAGCACCAGTTCCTGATGCTGTGATACCTGTAAGTGCAGATCCATCAATCGCAGGAAGTGCTGCTGGGAATCGTGCATCTGGGATAGTTCCAGAGGCAAGATCGGTAGCATCTAAGTTCGTTAAGTTTGCACCACTAATAGCAGGTAGAGTTCCTGTAAGATTAGCAGCAGGAAGATTGGTGAGTGATGCACCAGAACCGGAAAATAATGTTGCGGTCGCTGTTCCAGTGATATTAACTCCTGCTCTAAATGTTGATAATCCTACGGAATCAATATTAGTTACATCTTCATATGTTAATGATCCGGTTACAACCAAGTCATTTCCAACTGTAAGATTATTTCCTACGGTTACATTATTGGGAAGACCGACAGTGACAGTATTACCAGTTGCACTTGTCTCAATTTCGTTTGTTGTACCTTGAATGGTAAGAGTTTCACTATCGAGATCAATAGCGATAGTCCCACTATCAGTTGTAAGATCTAAATCTTGTGCCGTTACCTGAGAATCAACGTATGCTTTAACAGACTGTTGAGTTGGTACTTTTGTAGCAGAATTAGAAGACATATTATCTTCATCTACAACAAAACTCATACTTGCAGTAGTAGAATCTGACTCCATAACAGCACCAGCTGCTGCCACATTAGTTGCGTCAGTTACATCAGCACTTGCTTCAATACCATCTAATTTGGAATGATCAGCAGTCGTAAAGTTTTCATCAGTTTGTGATGCTACACTAAAATCAAGAGTATTATCACTATCTTGATATGTAACAGTAATACCAGATTCGGTATTACTAGAAACCATTGCACCTACAGTATCTGAAATAGTTTCTGCTAATGTTGTACCATCAACAGTAATGGCATCTGCTTCTAAGGTTCCATCAATATCAACGTTACCGGAAATATCTAAAGATGCTCCTGTGACAGTTCCAACTGTTATATTTGGAGTACCAGTTAATCCAGCAGCAGTTCCTGTTGTATCCTGATTGAGTGTAGGAATTCTTGCTGTGGGAACGGTGCCTGAAGCAAGATTAGAAGCATTTAAGTTCGTTAAGTTAGCACCACTAATTGCAGGAAGTGTACCAGTTACATTTGCTGCTGGTAAGTTTGTTAAATTAGCGCCACTAGCAGCAGGAAGTGTGGCAGGGAATCTACCATCAGGAACAGTGCCTGAAGCAAGATTCGACGCATTTAAGTTCGTTAAGTTAGCACCACTTATTGCTGGTAAAGTTCCTGTTATGTTTGCAGCAGGAAGATTGGTAAGAGATGCACCAGAACCACTGAAAGTTGTAGCAGTTACAATACCACCAGAAGCAGTTATACCAGTTCCTACTTTTAATACAGATGTAGTTGTTATTCCAGATACATTTAAATGACTTGGAGCACTAATAGTCGCTGTATATGTTAATCCTGGATTACTGGATGCAACTGATGGGTCTCCAGTAGTATTAATTGTTTTGCCAGTTGCTTCTGCTGTGACTGAACTTGTTGATTGGCAGCAGAGAACTTTCGTATTTGTTATATTTGAAAGTTGTGTTGTGGGCACTGTAAATGCCGAAGTATATACAGCAGTTCCATTTACAAGACGAACGTTAGAAATATCACCTGGGAAGAAATGTCCTGGCGTTGCGTTTGCATGGGATCCTATACTAAATCCTTCGCCATTTTGATCAGAAAAGGATTGAGTAAATGTTGTTGAACTAAGTTTAGAAACGCCATCCAAGTAAAGATTTAAATTATTACCATTCCTTACAAGGGCAACGTGATACCATGTTCCAGATGAAAGCGCAACAGTAGCATCAGATCCTGATAAAGTAGCACCAAGAGCAGCAATTCTATAATCAAGTCTTACATTACCACTTAATAATCTAAGCCTAATATTGATGTTGCCACCTGAAAATGCGAAGATACTATGATAATTACTTATTGTTCCAGTATATTTAAACCATGCTTCTACAGTGAAATTATTTGATCCTAAGTTGAACCCTGAGTCATGCACCACCCTGAGAGAATCATTCCCATCAAACTCAACTGCGCCAGTAGTAGCAGAACCTTGTGATTCTGAATTTGTTATATTTACTTGACCGGATACATCAAGTTTTGCCGTTGGTAATGTAGAACCTATACCAACATTACCAGCAGTAAAAAATGCGTTATAACTATCTGTCCCTGTGCCTACCCTAAATGGGTTAACGGCGATGACTGTTGCTCCAGCACCAACATCTTTTGACGTATATAGAAGACCATCGTTAGTGTTTAAAGCAAGTTCTCCTAATGGAACTTGTGCGGCGGTAGGAATTTTACCGGCTACAGCCGACCTCTTAAACTTAATCTTTGGATCTGCCATTTTTTATGCGTCTATGTAGTCATTCTATGACCAGTATATACTGGTGCTTTAGATATTTATTAGAACTCTTCGGCGACTAAATCCTTTGATTTTGCCTTTCGTGACCTTGTGGGAGTAGGTGCTGGTTTATTTCTTTCTTCTTCAAGTTCTCTTGTTACTTGCGAAAGTTGCTCTTTCAAAGAACGAGCAGATTCGTTACTAGAATTTACTGCCTCACTTGCAGAACCTAACTGCTTCTGAAGTTCAGTAATTCTATTAGCATAGACTTCTGCTTGCTGCTTATACTTCATCTCTCTGGTTTCAGCAGCAACCGTTTGATTGAAGAAATCTTGCGCTTTTTGTTGATAAATCGCAATCAAATTTTTATAATCTTGTTCATCCATATGAGGAAGTCATTCTTCCCCTATTTATCAGAACGCTCCAGCATCGATTGTTGTGTTCTCCAGGATGATTTCTCCACTATTGCAACCAAAGATTCTTTGAGTTCCAGTGCATCCGCTGATATAGTATTCTGCTGCCTCAAATCCTGATCCTTCATTATTGGTGAGAACTCCACCAGACTCAGAAACTTTCTTTGCTGCAACAATACGACCGGTGCTATCATCAAAGTAAACACCTGCCTTAAATGCGTTACTACCATCGTGCCAGTTGAATATAACACCGACATCTCTGTTGAGATCAGATGTAGGAGCAGCACCATTAACCATACCCAGTTCAATGAGTTGGTCTTCAATAGTGACTGCTTGAGAATCAACCTGTGTGGTAGATCCATTAACAATCAGATTACCCTGAACAGTCAGATTAGCGGCAGTTTCAACAGCACCAGTGCTATTTGCGATTGTGATTGCTGCTGTGCCATCTCTTGCTTTGAGGTTAGTTGCTTCAATCGTTGGAACATCAATCGCAGTTGTTACATTAACTGTATTAGGAAGTCCAATCGTAAAGGTTTGATTAGATACAGAAGTTTCAACTTCATTTGCCGTACCAGAAATGGTCAGAGTTTGAGAAGTTGCGAATGACCCTGTTCCAGAATCTGCTGCGGTTGATGTTGTGGTATCAACTGCACCAACCTCAGCATCAACATATGCCTTGATTGATTGTTGTGTCGCAAGTGCTGTTGCACTATTTGACGACATATTATCTTCATCAAGAATCGCAGTAGCAGTTCCCGATCCAAGACTTAAAGTTCCAGCAGCAACTGTACCAGTTGCATTTAAAAGATTGGAACTAGGATTGTATTGAATACCACCATCAGTGAGAAGTGATTCCTGAGTTGCACTGCCGTTGTTTGAATCGACAAATGTCAAATAGTGAATCGAGTTGGTGCTTGTTGATTGAACAGCAACACTAGCAGCTTGTGCAGTACCACCAGTTATTTGACCATCAACATATGCCTTGATAGACTGTTGAGTTGCAAGCGAAGTGGCACTGTCACTTGCCAAGTTGTCCTCATCAAGAACACCACTTACTAATGTGCTAGTGCCTAATCTTAAACTTGTTGCAGATGAAATGCCAGTAACGATAACACCGGATGAAGTAGTTTCAAATTTTTTATTATTATTATGAAAAAGTTCAACTTGTGCATTAGCAGTTCCTTTTAACCACTTTTTGCCACCACCAGTTGCTAATGTTAATCCATCTGTATTGTTTTCGGACGCAATAAGACCAGTAGTAACTCTACCAGCAGCAGTGGTTTGGAAATTATCATTGGTAACTGTGGTTGGAAGACTAATAGTCAATGTATTTCCAGATCCAGATGTTACAATCTCATTTGCTGTTCCAGCAATCGTCAGAGTTTCACTATCAAGATCGATAGAAAGTGCGCCACCACTATCGCCTTGGAAATCTAAATCAGATCCAGTGATTTGAGAATCAACATATGCCTTGATTGATTGTTGAGTCGCGAGTTTAGTATTGCTGTTGCTTGCAAAATTATCTTCATCAAGAACACCAGTTACCGAAGAACCACCAGCAGAGAATGCGAGAGTTCCAAGCGTTGTTGTTCCAGTAACACTCAATCCACCGCGAAGAGTTGCGGCATAGTTTGAGTTAATTGCATTAGAGTTGGTAACAACAGCGTTACCCATGTAACCATGAGCAGAGCACTGATAGTGGAGAACCGATGGAGTTTCATCTCCGACTACAATCTGCGTGTATGCTCCAGCATTACCTGCTGTGCCGTTTGTGGTAACGTTTGTAGTATACTGAGTAGTCTTATCCGCTTCCATATAGAAGAGGAATGGGTGACCACCGTTACTTGTATGTGATGTATCGAATCTGTAAGTTCTACCTGGAGTTAACGTGAGAATTGGAGATTGAACTCCGTCTAGTAAATATCCAGATCCACTACCAGTTCCTTGGTATCTGTGAGTTGCATCTTTACTCGCAACAGTAACAGTAATTGTTGTTGTGCTTCCGTAAGGAGCAGAGAGGAACTTATATCCCTTTATATAACCCTGAACATCAATTAGTGTTGATACAGTTGCAGCACTCGATACATTTACATTATCAAGATCTGCAAGTCCGACAACATTAAGAGTTGACCCATCAAAGGTAAGATTTGCACTATCTTCGAGTTCTCCACCAGAACCAGCAATAACTACACGATTGTTGGTGAGATCTTCTATAACTGCTGTAGCAAATGTAGCAGTAGAGTTAGCATCAATTGCACCAGAGAATGTTACTCCAGCAGCATGAGTTGTGAGACCTGCAATACTTACGTTATCGAGATTTGTATGTCCATCTACATCTATATTGCCTGTTACCGTAGCATTACCACTTGCAGTGACACTTGTAAAAGCACCAGTCGAGGCAGAGTTAGCACCAATCGCAGCACCATCGATGCTACCACCATTAATATCACAATCTGCAGCGTGAATATCATCAACATATGCAACACCATCAATGTAAATATCTTTCCACTTTAATGCAGAAGTTCCTAAGTCTCTTGCATCATCTGAAGATGGAACTAAATCACTGTCAAATCTACCAGTTGCAGTGATTGTATCCGAGGTAGCGTTACCAAGATCTACATTACCCTCAACAGATGCATTACCTGAAACCGTAAGACCAGTAAGAGTTCCAACACTTGTAAGTGAAGAGTTTACAACTGCTCCACCAAGAGTTGTAGCGTTAAGAACGCTTGTGTTATTAATCTTATATGCTTTACCAGAGGCAAGATTTAAATTCTCTGATGCACCCCAGTTATCACCGGTTGCTTCAAACTGGAACGTCTTGTCTCCCTCACCAGAATCAACCGTAATACCAGCACCATCAGCAGCTGCGTCATTAGCAGCACCAGTGGCAACCTGAATGTTTTTATCGTCTATATTGACTGTCGTTGAGTTGATGGTAGTTTGTGTTCCGTCAACTTGGAGATTACCAGCAACAACGAGTGTTCCTGTGTTATCTCCGACACCAGCAGGGTCAATCGTAATAGTCGCAGGACCAGAAATTGTATTAGTGGTAAGACGAAGTGCCGATCCCTCAGCACCTAAATGAACTGCCGTAGCGGTTGCTATACCAGCGATATTAACGTCATCAAGTTCTGTATGACCATCGACATCCAAAGACCCATTTGCGTCGATTGCAGCACTAAATGTGGCGGTCTCAGCAACGTTTAATACATCTAAATCAGTCTGCCCATCTACATCTAGTGTTCCACTAAGTGTTGTATTACCGGTAACAGATGCATTGTCAGTAATCTGAACTGTTCCACCAGCAGAATCTAAGATAAGATTTCCTGCCGTTGTATCAATCTCATTAGCTGCAGTTCTACCAATCTGAACGTCATCTAATCTACCACCAGATTGGAATGTACCAATACCAGTTGCATTAACATCACTAAATGTCGCGGTAGATCCAGGAACAGATACACCTTTAATACCGGTATATCTTGCACCACTTACGTAAACACTCTTTCCAGAAAAATTTACACCGTTTGGAAGATTTGTTCCAATAAAGTGTAAAGTGCCCGATTGATAGTCAAAGAACCATTCGTCATTGTTACCAGAACCAGCACCAAATACCTGAGTTCCACTACCAGCAGCATTAGCAGCATCGCCAGCAGTATGAACATATACCTTTACAAGATAAGTTGATCCAATCTCTGGTGGTATCCAATCAGTTAATCCAGTTTTCCAAGTTCTATTAGATGATGCCGATGCATCTGCTGTAGTTTCATCTGGTGCAGTCGTTGGATATACAGTAACTACACCAGCAGAAGATGCTGGCATTGTGCCAGGGATTAGGTCTGCCTGAGACCATACATTATTTCCTCTTAGAAGTAGAGGACTTGCTATTGATTCATTAGTTGCCTTCTTGTTGGCATTAGTATCGGTCTTGGAAACTCCGTAACCAAGTTTCTTCCAAAGAAAGTCAACCTTTTGTGCTTCTGAAATTGCCATTTACTTAATAACCTTAGGATACGGAAAGAGCTGTTACGGATTGACCAGAATCTAATGCAATTCTTATCAAAACAACATTACCAGTAGCATTACTGAGGTTTTCTGATCCAAGAGTCATTGTATAACTTCCACTTAATGCAGTATCTGCTTGAATTCTATCAGAACCAGTTGAAGCACATCCATCACTACCATTACCACCTGTGCCGCTTCCAGGAATTCCGGATCCAGCGTATTGAGTATCCGCCTTTAACCAACCATTGATACCACTAGTACTATCTATCTGAGTTCCAGGTGCTGCTATCCAGAGACCTGTTATCCCACTTGATGTAATATTTATATTGAAGTTAGCAAGCGGTGTTCGTCGGAAGGCAAACGTGAAATATTGTTTCGCAGGAGCAGAACTTCTATCTGGACCTGCAGGGAGATATCCAGAAGAGAAATCTGTCTGGTCAAACTTGATAACTCCAAGTCTGAGGATTGCTTCTTTCACGCCAACAGTTCCAGAAGCTAATGACTCAGTATATGGTTGATTTGTATAGAAGTTTGTGCTTCCGTTAAATGATGGATTATCGGCAGCAGCATCCTTAAAGTCATAGATTCTTACTCCATCATCATCAAATCCATCACCCAGAGAATCAGAAACTGCAATCGCGATCTCACTAATTCCGCTTTGTGATGCTGTATGAACCTGAACGTTTGTAGTAATGTCAGACCCGTAAGAACCAACACCATTTACATTACGAGCACGAGCCTTGACTCTACTAATAGTTCTGACACTTGAAGAAGTAATTGGAACTGTGAGATTACCAATTGCATATGCAGAGGAAGTTCCCGTATTGGCGAGTGGCACACCACTACTTAACATGGTTGTAGACCCATCAATCTGGGCATATGTATAATCTGTGTTAGTAATTGCGTTTGATGATGTTCCCTCTTGGTTGCTTCCATCATCTACCTCAACAATATTTGACTGGTTAGTATGACACTGACCAACTAAATTAGAAATAGTAACTCCAGAGAGAGTTAAAGTAGGAGAACCAGAGTTGTAGTAAGGAATACCAGAGATATATCTAAATGTTCCTGCGGTTCCCTGAGCAAGACTTCCTGTTGCAGAGATGCTTGGACTTGCAGTTAGGTTGTCCTTTACAAACTTGACAACGTTTGTTGAACCCTGAGTGCTATGAACCAGTTGCATACTGTTTGCACCGGTCGATAGAGAAGCAACAGATTTAGAAACTCTTGCCTTAAATCCTTTGTAAAGTCCGGGATAGTAAATGCTGTTTGCGAAAGATGTTGTTGAACCAGAAGAATCTAAGAGTTGATAATCACTTTCATCGGTGATCTGAAGACTTGTATAGTTTCCAGTGTCATCACCAGAAGTAAGTCCCCTGCTACCATCAGTGGATCCAGTTACATTAGCAGAGAGTGTTCCGTTATTTCCATCATAAGCAAAGGTTGTTATAGGACCAGCAGTTGCTGTTCCACTAGAGACTCTTGTGACAGAATCACCAGCGTTGAGTCCACTTACCCCGTTAGCAGAAAATCCAGATGCGAGTCTTGGCGAAGTTCCTTGACTGGAAACGTTCGAAAGTGTCTTAGTTCCAAGATTAGCAGGAGCAGCAACATCATCTTGGTAAACCTTGATCGCTGTCGATGTGGCCTTTGGAATCTCAGATGGATCAGTTGTTGTATGGTTAGTAATAGTAAGAGTGACGTTATCTGTGCTAGTGCCACTGCTTGTACCATCTGCCCACTGGTGAGAAAGTCTTCCAGCAGATCCACCTGCGCCACCAGCAGCATTATCAGTGGTTACAGTTTGTACAGAAGATCCATCTCCCCAGTTGATTGTGAATGTTGCACCAACACCCGTTGCATTTTGTGTAGTGTTGTCAAGATGCAGAGTATGATAGTTACTAGGACCACCGCCATTATCGATGACATAGAGGTCATTTCCACTCAGTGCTGATCCGCCAGAGGATGCCCTGAACAAACTGAATCCCATTACAGGAGCAGGAGTGAATACTGTAATAAAATTACTCTTTGTCAAAGATTGGGAGTGACCTGCACCTACACCAGAAGAGTTCCTTGCTATGACTGTTACATTATAAGTACCACCACCAGAATCAGTATAGTTGTGTGTTGGTGTAGAGTCTGTGGTTGTTTCTAATGCACTTCCGTCACCCCAGTTGATAATAAACTGGTTTGCGTTGCCAGAAGAGGTGATAGTTAAAGTAACTGTAAGTGTTGCAGCACCTGAAGTAGAGTCTGCTGTAAATCCAACATCTGTTACAGCAGTATTCTTAATGATATTGAATGCTACTTCATTCAGATCATCAATACTATTAACAATAGTTGATGCCGTTGTAAACGTATTAAGTGCTCCAGATGTAGTTAAACTTCCGTCACCAGCAGATCCCAACTTGAGATCTCCACCAGTTCCATAATAGTTGTTTGCAGTAACGATACCAACATTAAGCACTGTATCGTTTGTAGAATCTGCACTGGGACCACCGGTAGTTCCAACACCAACGTTACCAACAGAGTCAATCGAAACTCTAACGCTGCTTCCCGTTAAGAACTCAAGCGAATCTTCATCCTGTCCAGCAGCAGATTCTGCTCTGATAAATGTATCCCCATCTACGTCTTTTACGCCACCAAGAGATCCCCATGCGTTACCAGCACCATATCCCTCAAACTGTGATAAGGTTGTGTTATATCTGATTTGACCAAGAACACCGCTTAATCTCTGAGCAGTTGTTCCTTTTGGAATCTGAATAGAACCAGTGCTACTTAATACTGTGTTTCCAGTAATAGCGACATTTCTATTAACTGATAAATCTCTAGTAACAGTTAAATCTTGACCGATTGTTACGTCATCAGGCAGACTTATGGTTATCGTATTATTCGTGACTGCAGTAACAACTTCGTTTGAAGTTCCACTAAAGGTCAGGTTATCTGAAAGAAGTGCAACAGCATCAGATCCTGAATCACCTACAATGTTTAGCGTTGCGGCAGAATCAATAAAAGATAATGTCCCAGAACCATTCGTTGATAGAACCTGACCGTTAGTTCCATCAGATCCCGGAAAGGTGAATGTAACATCAGAACCAAGACTATTTGGTGCCTTGATTGTTATTGCACTAGTTCCATTATTAGTGCCTTCGACAAGTTTGACTCCACTACCTACAGTAGCAGATCCAGTGGACCAAAATCTTCCTGATCCTACAAATTGATTATTACTTGTGGTAGAGTCAATACCAACATATAAATCGCTAGTATCTGTGGTAAAACCTGGTTCACCTGCCCTCAGTGCGGGTAGATTGGCAAGAATACCACGTTTAAACTGAATTACAGGTGCGGGCATCTCGTGTATTTACAATATATCGTTAGTATTATTTAGTCAAAATTCTCCTCCGTCTATTCCTCTAAAATCAATCTTACTAATATCGAGTTCACTCTCGATTTGATCGACTAATGCTGAAGGAGTACCAGTAGATGTAGATGCTGTTAAAGTTTGTCCAATTTTTCTTAATTCAAAATTTCCAGTTGTCGTATTAAAGAAAACAACATCTTTATCTTTACCAGAATCTAATGACCCAAAATTAGTATTGTCAAAATCTTGAAGTCTACGAACTGACATTAGAACGCACCACCATCAAGATTTTCAATCTGCAAGTCTCCCAAGTTAAGTTCGCCTTCTAACTGGGTAACAAATGGATCTGGAATATCTCCATCTGCTACAGTATTAGATAAGTATTCATCGGGAGATATCAAAACAAAACTATTAGATGCTGAGTCAAAACTCAGTAAATGCCCATCTACCGACGCATCCGGTGCGCCAGTGATATTTACATCAGACAATTCTTCCAGATTAGACACTGGTTTTACTGACTGAACTGATCTCGTTCTTGTGGTCTTTTTAGTTACTATTCTAGCCATGGAACGGATTTTATTTTTATTTATGAAGTAGTGATACCAGGAGTAACTAACGCCATTCCTTCAACTAGTCTTGATACTTTTCCTGCTGATGAAACTAATCTTACGTCATATACATATCTTCCTGGAGTCAAATCTACTGTCTTTCCACTTGTCATTGCAATTGCAACAGTTCCAGTATTACCAGTAATAGTAACTGAAAATGGTGTAGACGAAGAAGCACCAGAGTGTTTTTTCAGCACAGAGGAAGCAGTAAATCCTGCCAAGTTACTGGTAGTTCCATTAGCCTCAGTTGACTGGAAGGTTTCTTCAAAATCAAAACCTTGAGATATTACTATATTAAGTACTGGATTTGACATCTTCCGTTTCTAGTTATTTATCTGAATCATTCATTCCTTTTAACATCTTTGCTAAGTCTGCAGTAGATCCTACAAAGAGTGCATTATTTACTGTTGATGGTCCTTTCTGAGACTCTTCCTCAACATCCTTTAATTTTTTCTGCAGTTCCATTAATTTATCTGTGGCATCAGCAACATTTTTGATTAACTGGCCAGCAACCTCATACGCTCTAGGCATCTCACTTTCTTGAGCAATTTCAAGTATACCATTTATCGCCTCTTGACCTTTCTCTATAATACTATACAGATTTCCTCGTGTGTAATCATAATCTTTTTTAATGTCATCAGAAGTTTTTTTAATATTTTCTATTTTACTTTTAACAACTTCAGTCTGAACAATGTCATCATCGACATTGAACTCGTCATTTAAACTATCAAATTTATTTTTCATATCAGAAATAACTTCCACTGAATCCAAAATCATCGCCAACTTCTATCTGAGCATTATCGGCGGAATCTATCACAAATACTGATGCTCCATTAAGATGATCTGCAATTGTTGTCTTGTCATCTCCTCTTCTGACCGTCAGTTTATTGCCGGTGATTGACTTGATAAAGATTTGCTCCTCATCAATATCAATATATGTGTTGGCAGATAAACCACTTGCATTTGCAACTTCGATAATTTTGGTTGTCTTATCAATATCAGCAGTAAGTGTAGTTGCTGCATCACCGACATAATTTTTAGTTGCTCTTGGGATTGCAGAGTATGATATCTCTCTTTGTGTATTTGTAGTATCGACTCCAGTACGATAATTGATAGTAGACTTTTTGATAATATCTTTGGATGCAGAAGAAACAGGACCAAAAAGGTAAGTCTTAGCAGTAAATCTTAGAGTATAAAGTAAAACTCTTCTGGAGGAAAAATCTCCCTCATAGTCATCTTGCATTGTGATGTTCTCTAAAACGATTGGAACATCTCTTTTTTCTTTTATAGTTTCTACTAGTTCGATTGTGAGATTATATGCTGGTTGAAAATATGGAAGAATCTGTTCAACTATTTGAAGTGCATCATCATTTAGTTTAGTCATAATGCTCAATTCAAATTGCATATTATAAGGAACTGGCATATATGCCTTCTTTACTTCAGTTCCAGTATCTTTATCTTTTGCTAAAAAAGTTTGGGTGGTTGTTACTTTTCTGCCCGGATCATATGTCAGTCCTGTAAACTCGAACGACATTCTAGGTAACGATAAAGAAGTAGATTTATTTAAATCTGGTGACTGTTCTAATCTCGCTAAGAATTTCTGTGTTGGTCCATATGCTAATGGAACTCTGACAACATTTACAACGCTATCACTTGTATTTGTTTGTCTAATCTCGATAGAATTGAATAGAGTACCAAACGAAATAATCGTTCTCCTCAAAATTTCGTTGTAAAAATATTCAAACATTGCTAAAACCTAAAATATCTTGAAGAAGATATTTTTATTTAGGGAATTCCAAAGGGATTACGTTCGGAGAAGTCAATTATCTTATCTGCTTCCGTTTCTATATCAAAATTATCAGCATATGGATCATTATCTGGTTCTTTGTCGATAACTCTTAGAATATGAGATGCACTTGATACCGATCCAACTATAGTTTCTCCCACAATAAATGTACCATCAACATTTCCTACTTCAAGAACATTGGTTGAATTTGTCCAGATACGTACTCTTGCTGTTGTTCCACTAGTAGAACCAGTGATAGTTTCATTAAATATAAACTCTCCAGTTGATCCAATATGAGGATTTCCAATGGTTATTGTTGGTGCCGCACTATATCCAGCACCTGCTTCCATAAATCTTATTTCAGTAATAGTGCCCGCAGCACTAACTATTGCTGTTGCGGCAGCTGATACAGTAGTCACTCCACTTAAGAAGTTTTCATTACTAAAAGTAATTTCTGGTGGAACAGTATATCCCCCACCACCATCTGTAACAGTTATAATTCCAACAACACCATCTCCAATGATTGAAGTAGCAGCTGCTCCAGTTCCTGTTCTTCCACTAGTCTTTTTAAATTTGACCTTAGGTGGTTCAACATATCCACGACCTGGATTTACAACATCTAATTGTTGAACTGATTGTGCTCCTGGATTTGCATTAAGATTGCAAAAATTAATTCCACCAATCATTTTGGTCACTGACCCTATTCCAATTATTCCACCAGAAGGAACATTGGAGAGTGTGACAGATGGGATGGAAAGATATCCAGCTCCTCTATTTGATATAGCAAAACTTCTAACTCCACCATTCTGAGGATTTCCAGCAATAGCAGTTGCTGTAACTCCAACTCCAATCATAGTAAGTGTCTGAGTCGGTCCAATAATTGTAGAAATATTATCATCAGTCAAACCATCAGATTCTCCACCAATTAATACATCATCTATTTCATCATTACCAGTATCAATAACCTCATCTTCATATCTGAACAACTCGCAAGTTAGTTCATAAACATAATTTTTTCTCAGTTGATAGAATGGTTTTTCGTGTTCTACAAATTTTATTTCGAATAACCTATCACCAAGTGGAAAGTAAATTAGATCACCCTCTTTTGGTCTTGTAGTTAACTTCATATTTTCTTCAAGACTCATCAATGTTGAAATATATGTTTCAAATCTTTCCTTAGAAATTATTAAACTTATTTCCTGAGTTTGTTGAATTCCAAATTTAGATAATATTGTAGTATTATCTCCATATCCGTCAAAATTATTAACGTATGCTTCTATAGGATATGCTTGATCGAAAGAAGATTGAATTACCTCTCTTATTACACTAGACTCCGTAAGATATTTGCGGGGCATATAATGTACTTCTACCCCATATATTTTAAGTTGCTCATTTATGATATCTTGTACAAGACTTTGTTCTCCATGAGAACCTTGTAAGAAAAAAGGATTAAGTACCATTATCCTATCATGTCAAGAGGTGGTAGTTCATAGGTATTCGACATTACCTCTTTAATCTTATCCAATTCTCTTTCTGCGTCATCATATATTTGTCTACCATTTAACTCAACTCCACCTGGTAGTTTGACTCCTTGAAACTTAATTAAATTTTGACCCCATTGCCTTTTAATAAGTGCAGTCAAATAACGCTTTAAAAAAGCATCATTATATACTCTCGGAAAATCATTAGGGTCAATGAGTCTATAGCAATCGATTACAAGATAATCATCTACATCAACACTAGCCCAGTCTATATCCAAATAAAGTCTATCTTGTCTAATATTAAATCTAATCTGTTTTTGTGTAGTCAAAGCAAAATCAATATCTTCAAGATATCTTTTTGTCATTGCATAGGTGAGTATTTCAGTCGATCCGAAGTAGTAAATATCATTTAAGAATAATTGATATTTAATACTAAACATATTATTTGCTGTGGTATTAGCACCACTAAAATGGAATATCTTTGTAACTCCCAATACTTCAGGAGGAACTTGAAGATAATTACTATTTTCTTCAAATGAAAATGTAGTAGAAACACCAACCGTTGAGGTAGCTGTTGTTGTTACAATTCCAATTGGATTGGATCCACCTCTACCTCTTCCCCTATCAATATCATCTTGAGTGATCTTATACTTCAAGTATGTATTTGTCGTTCCATCATAATCACGTTCTTGGAATACCTGTAAGGCATCATCAACCAAGTCATCAAGCTGCTCATCGGCAACGTTGATCTCCAATACAGGAGCTCCCAGTTGCCTCTTACAGTAATCTATTAATTCTGATCTACTTGCTGGTTTTGCCATTTATTCACAAGTTTCCTAAGTGTATTTAGTCGCCGTAAGATAATCCAATAGTCTGCATAGTTTCTTGCTGCTTATAGTAAAGTTTGCAGAAAGATTTTGCAATATCTTTAAGCATATCGCGATCATTGCATTCGTCAATATCAGATGCTATTTTTTGATATGCAAAACTTTTTGAAAGATTATTCAATTGAATTTCATTTGGATCCATTGACTAACTCCTTTAGTAAAGACTTGATGTCATTAATGTCGTTCTTCATACTAGCAACCTCATCCTCTATATTCTGTATTTTTTCATTCTTTTTGCTCTTTGATTCTCTGGTTGCTATGTATTGATCATACTCCACATTGTTGACATTGACAATATTATTAGTATTGGGATCTCTTGCGAGATCCTTGTGACCTTTGACTGTGTAAGTACCCATGTTATGCTAATGCTAATACTCTCAAGTCTCTCATTCTAGGTACAAACACTTGACTTGTTGATGTCATGACGATTTTAATCCTATATGATCTGAATGAAGGAAGTCGATCCACTTCAAAAACATATTCTTTGAAATGGCAGTCTGTGTATCCAAATCCATCTTTATTAGAATGAGTAACAAGTTTGTTTGATCTTCCATCATTATCTTTTTCATCAATCACTAATCCTCTGGAATTAATATTTAAGTATCCTGGGAAAGGTGTGAATATGGGTTCAGATCCAGAGTCACCACTTATAGCATAGAATACTCTGATATCCGAAGTTGCATTTACATGAGCATCTAGCATTACCTTAAGAGATGTTGCTGGATTTTCAATAACAATTTCTTTTGAAATATACTGACATGCAGTTGGATCAGTTTCAATACCATTTACTCTAGAATCAGTTGCATAATTAGAAATCACACTGTTTACTCTATTTGATGTTGTTATAACATTACATCTCTGAAGTTCAATTTGTGGGGAGAGTTTTGTGTTGGTTGTATTAAGGAATAATCTCATTTGAAGAGACTTATTTCCCTCAATAAAGTCAAGTTTTCTATCTTCATTAACTTTGGAATATATCGCTCTAGGAGAATCAAGATAATTATTAGCATTAAGAGTTACATCTTCAAATCCACTATTAACATATGGTATTTCAGTGCCACTAATACTTTGTGATGTAGTCGTTCTTACTTGACCAGAAATAGAAGTTCCTTCAACCGAAATATTATGAATAGATGGTTTAATCATCTCAAATGGTATATTCTGTGTAGCAGTAATTGTTTCTCCGCCTGTAGATTTACTTCCACCAATAGACAGTTTGGGGAATGATTGTCCAGTTGATCTATCCGCATTATTGTTTATACCTAAAGATCCATATTTTTGACTCATATCTAACTTGATATGATAAGAATCTAAGGTAATTGGATCGGAGATAGAAACATCTTGTAAATCATGGGTTTTATTGATTCTGGACAAATTAACTCCGCCAAGTTCATACTTATAGACTGGTGTATCAATAGGATATGATTTGACTAAAGTATTATTAATACCTCTAGTAATATTTCCACCAACTGATGAACTGGTAGTGCTGGTGTATTCAATAACTTCATCTCCAATTAATAACAATCCAGTATTAGTCGTTCCTATACCTACATTTTCGAATGAACTAAAGATTGATCCATCTGATACTTGTATTGGGTCTGTAGATGATACGCTATAAGGTGCAGTCAACTTAACTGGTTTAATATCTGGTAAGACTCCAGTTATTCTAACAAAGTTATCTGCAAAATACATTCCATGATTTTTATGGTTCACTTTAATATGTAAACCATCGCTTACACTTGTTATTCCCGTAGAAGGTATTGTAACATCACCACCAAAAGCAGTTCCATTAAATGTTCCATTATTAAGCACTCTTGCCACTCCATCAGCATCAAAGAAACTGATGGTTCCTGCTGCACCTGTAATAAATTCTCCCTGTACATTATCAAGAAGTAATTGTGAAGTATGTCCAATCGATGTTAAAGTAAATCTAGCATTTCTTCCAATACTAGCCTCACCAATTGCACTAATAGAAACAACATCACCGACTTGATATCCATTTCCTCCATTACCGGTAATAGTTGCTGCTACCGCAACACCATTTGCTACGCTTACCTCAGCAGTTGCACCAGAACCATCACCTGTAACTGTGACAAGATTTACATCTGAGAAAGTAAAGGATCCAGATACTGGAGTATATCCAATACCAGGATTTGTTATAGATAGGGATCCTGTCGCACTTGCTGCAACACCAACTAAATCGCCTGTAGCATCACTTCCTGCCTGGAAGAATGTATTACCAAGGTTATAACGATTATCTGCAACTGTAGTTCCCAGACCAACACGAATTTGATTAGAAATTACATTAAGCGAATTATTCATTAAGGTAGCGACTTGCTTATTACCACCAGATAACTCTGGACTGTAAAGGTCAATAGATCCAGATTCTACAAACTCTGCTCTATACATGGTAAACTTTAAGTCTTCCCACTGACTTGCTTCCCATGTTGATGCATTTTGAGATTTAAATAATGATCCGAGTGTTGGTTGATTGGAAATAAATGTATCAGAAAGAATATCATTTTCACCAACTCTAGAAATATAAACACTATATTTTGTTGAATTTGAAATCAAGCAGATTGCATACTCATTTCCACCTTCAAGATAAACAGGAGCAGCAAATTCAAATGTCGTAGCAATAGATCCATCTGTTGAAGTAATTACATCTTCTGGATATAGAATTACTTCAGAGAGATCAAAATATTTCGCAGTGGGGAAACCATCCTTCATGGTTCTGATTTGGAATCTTATAGGGGTATTTGCATCGTCTTTAGTTCTAAAGAAGACATCACACTTAGTAACAAATACTCCAGTAGCATCTTTTACCTCAAATGATTGGGCTAATGGATCATAGTACCCAACAATTTCCTCGCTGACATCTGCAGCACCAAGATTTCTAGATGAAACTATTTCTGTTCCAATAGTTCTGTTTATTACTTCACTTTGGAAGATTTTCTTAGATTCTACTCTAGCATTTCTAATTGAAAGTATTTGGTCCTGTAGAGTCTCTAGAAGTCCAGAAGTAGCATATGCTTCCTCTGCCACTGTAGTAGCAGTATTCTGATCATTATCTGAATTATTTGTTAAAGTAAATACATTTGATCCAGTTTCAAAGGTAGGATTATCCCTATTGCTAGATTGGGGAATATAAAAACTTCCACCAAGTGCTGAGGAATTATCAGATATCAATCTTACGTTTACAACCTCTGCAGTAGCGCCACTTCTGACTCCCTTCAAAGTCATGCCAGTAACTACATATCCATAATACTCACCTTGTGGTTGATTTGAAAGTGAATATGTATCTACGTTCAGTGTCGTAGAAGTTGAGGAATAGTTAGCAGGTATTAATCCGCCAGGTACATATGGATTATCAGAGTATATTTCATCTGGTGCGTTATAATCACCTCTTCTATGATTAGATTGTGCTACTCTAAATCTTATAGAGCGTTCAGAATCTGCAGTGGTTGTTGAAGAAGTTGTACCTACAACTCTTTCGCCAACTTCAAAAGTTCCCGATGTCATTCTAATTTCAAGCAGTTTAGGAACGCAGAAATTAGTGACATCTCTACCATCAAAGAATGCATAAATTCTAGTGCTTGGTTTTAAGTTAGTAGCGTAGAACTCAATGTTTCTAGAACGAACAGACTTTACTACCTCAGTGCTAACAACCTTGTCACCAACACTTACATTTTCAAATTCTTCGACAATATAATGTTGAATACCTGTTCTAGTTTTATCTCCAGATTCTATAGTATGTTGCTTATCATCTTCAATAACCTGATTAGAGGACTGTCTAACCCATTGTGCTGGAGATGAAGCTGGATCCCCATTAATCCATCCACCACGTCCAAAAGTTACCTCTGAGTACTCATTTCTTTGAACGGACTCAATCTCATAAGTATATGTTCCAGACCAATCATTTTCCCAAGAATTCCATACTTCTCCGGAGAATCCTGTTTGTGGATCAATACCAAATTGTTCTTCTGCAGCAGCCAATGCCATTGCATAGTTGCCCATGGTGTCAATAGTCTTAGCAGATATTCTGGTTTGATCAATCCAAGTATCTGAAGATGGAGTGAGTGTAATAGTTCCCTGCCAGAAACTAATTAAGAAAGGTGTAACACTTTCAGTTCTTGTTGCAAAACTCTGTTCAATATATACCTCTTCAGAGTGCTCCAGACTAATAATATCATTTTGCTTTCTTACATTAATTCCTTCAATTGGAGATGTTCTCTTATCTTCATTTTCATCAACATTTATAACTGGTCCAGTTTGAAGATCAACTGAAGTTGTAAAATGTTTTGGTCTTAAATGCTTATGAACTTGATCTATAGAATTTTTCTTCTCTACTCCAGTTTCTTGCGACTTAAAAGAAGTAAAGTTATCAACGAAGAAACCTGACTTAAACCTATTAGTTCCATTTTCATCCAACACAAGCATATTTGCTGTGTTAGTCTCAAGTAAAGAAAGTTGAGTGTAATATTCAAGATTCTTGATTCTATCCTCAAGTTTCTTAATATCCTTCATTTGGAATCTCTTGTATTTCAGGAATTTAATAGATGCCTGCTCTACATTATGGAGATATGGTGGATATATTATTTCTGCAATCTCTATTGCATTATCAACTGGTTCTGGTCTAGATCTTGATGGGTCATCGGATGGAGTTCCAAATTTGAATTGGAATTTTCCATCTTTATGTAAGAAAAGTCTATCTATTCTAGATTGAAAATAAGAATAATCTAAGAAAATATTTTCATTGGATGCTAAAATATTTGGAACCGAACTTCCAACAGAACTAAAACTTCTACCCAAAAACTCTAGTGGAGATCTAGAGTTTTCTAATACAGAATGATCACTGACTCTTGGTCTAAGATCTATTAGATCTGTATTCAAAACTCCTTTTATACCCTTAACTTCTGTAGAGTAATTGAAATCATTATAAGATTCTACTGTTACAATATCTCCATCATCCGTCGAATCAAACGATGCACTCTTAAAATAAATCTTAATCTTATTAGTTGGAGAATCAAACCCATCCTTTCTTCTTAATGCTCCAAAGTCAAAAAAGGTGTCTTTCTGTCCAGCATTAAAGGTATAGTTGGTGGTTAGATCAAAAGATGTTGTAGTTAAATTACTGACCACACCTTGTACTCCAGTTTCTTGGAAGATAACAGTTTCTCCTTCTACAAATCCAAAATTATTTTTTACAAGATATCTAATTGTGGAATTGTTAACAAATTCTCCATATACTGCAGATGCACCGCTGCTCTGCCCAACAAAAAGTTCTCCAAGTGTTACATCGGCAGTTGTTCCAGATACGCCATTCATCTGAGTGAGTGACATTTGTGGTGCTCCAAAAGAAGCATCACCTAAAGTAGGATCAGAGCACTCATAAACTCCATGGATTTCAATTATATCTGGAGTATTTAACGAGATTAACTTATCCTGAACTCTAATTCCGAAGGCATAATTTCCATAATCCAATCCATCATTTATAGTCGTTGATCCAATTCCGGATGCTGGATTAGTTGATTTATCTACAACTAAACTTTTTGCAGCATTGACTAATTTTTTCTTAGATTTTACTTTAGATTTAGATACTGTAACAATTAGTTTTGCACCAGTATCATTTGCTCCTAAATTACGTATTCTAATAACTTTTCCATCAGAAGCAAATGCAATCTTATCTCTTGTTAGAGGTTCGGTTACTCCGTTGGATCTTATCAATGAATATCTAGCACTTGTGAATGGTAAATATATCTCTCCCTCAGGTAAAGTCGTGTCAGTTATACTCACTGCTGACAACTGTCCGTTAGTAATACTAACGGTGAAAGTTTTTCTGATTGTGAGAGTCGCATCGGTTAGATCGACAGTAGCAATGTGTTCTTTCGGAAACCTGGTGTATAATGTATTATCAGAAGATGTATCAAGATTAGTTGTTACGAGTTCAAGATCATTAACTGTTGTAACAGCACTTAAATCTAATCTATCACATACTCCAGGCACACTAATACCCTGACTGATCGTGATGCTATCAGTTCCGACTCCAGAAACCTTTGCTAAAACTTTATCATCACTGGCGCTGCTAGTTTGAGTAAATCTGACGATATTACCTTCTTTAAATATACTAGGAATCGTAGGGCTAGTACCTCTAACTGTGCTTGCACCACCACTTGTAGCAGTTACCGTAACAATCCCTACGCTTGATAGAGATGACTGAACAACATTGGCACTAAAAGTATTGATACCAACTCTATTATCTCCGGAGGCAGATGCGCCAACACCAAAATCTCCAAATAAAGATTTAGCGTCAGATAAACTTTGTGAAGTGATTGCTATAGCGACTCTACTCTCAGTAATTTTATCATTAGAAATTCCACTTCTAAAAATAAGTTTTTCATCTTTTATAAATTCGCCTTTTTTATCATAGACTGTTAGTGCTGTTCCGACATTAACAGAACTTCTTAGAAATGCTGTCGCACCACTACTATCCCCCTCAACATATGCTGGAACTGATAATGTCACATTTTGATTAACTGCAATTTCTGTGAACGATTGAACATCAAATAAGGATATTCCCCACTCATTTGTATCTGGTAGTGAAGCATCATAAGAACCAGACTCTAATCTAAAATCAAATACTCTAGCTAATCCTACTTCTTTCCCTGATGCGACTTGTGGATCAGATCCAACTCTATCACTTCTAAGACTGACTACGAAGGTGTTTCCGACACCAACTGTTGGAGTTCTAAAAACACTATTCAACTTTAAAGTTGGACCAGTATTGTATTCTATAAACTGATCTTCAACTGTCTTAGTTGTTCTGGGTTTGGGGACATCAATAAAAGTTGGTGCGATAGTTTCTATTTCATATCCTCGCACATATGCTTTACCTGGAGATATTCTACAAAGTGCTAAATCATTTGAGGGTGTTCCACCACTATAAGTAAACTGTCCCGCTTGAAATACTCCTTGATTTCCTCTATTATTGTTAAGTGAGTTAACAATAGAAACATTAAAAGGTTTAACAATATAGTGACCACTTTCATCATAAGTTCTTCTTGCTAGAACATCCGTAAGATCATCATAAAATACACCACCATTCCCTCTAGCAGCACTACCCCTTCTAGTCTGAGATGTTTTTAAATTTCCATTTTCAATAGTTGCTAATTCTATAAAATTATCATCATTTGTATCGGTAAGAGATTTTTTGAATAATCCAACAGACATTCGTAATCTGTCAGCACCTGGTGCTCCATAATTATTAAATCCTTGAGAATTATCATTTAAAGATTCATCTGCATTTGAATTAACAATCTCTTCATTAACAAAAAGTCCCACTCTGTAACTAGGAGTATTGCTATATTGATCTAATATTAAAGATTCTTTATTGACACTGATAAAATGACCACGAATAAAATATACTCCAGAGTCAATCTGAAAGACGGAACCCGTTGCAGCAGCACCATTAATTATAGTGGTTGCAAATGGAGTGCCAGGTTCAATAGTCGAGTTTCCAAAAAGTCCAGAAGATATTATCTGATTGGAAGATAGTTCCTCACCATCAAAGAAAGTTTGTGTTGTATTATCTGCTGTGGAAGATCCTACATATGCAACATAAAGAGTTAAATTTCCTCTTTCAGAGTCAGCAGAAAATAATACATTATCAACCGTTGCGGTTACCCCAGAGGTTTGTCCTGTGATTGTAGATCCAATCAATTGACTTGCATACGCTTCAACAGGAACTCCTTGGAATGTGCTAGATAACTGCACTGCATAATATAGCTGAGAATATCCAGTATTTCCAGGAATGACCTTGGCACCTTCTTTAAAGAAGTGTTGACCAAACTTTTCAACTTGGTTCTGTAGTATAGATTGTAATGTAGTTAATTCTCTAGCCTGAACAGGATATCCAGGCTTAAATAATACTTTTTGATACTCGTTCGTCGGATCAAAATCGTCAAAATATGGCGCTACATTTAGATTCGTTTGCTGTGGCATAATTCTTTAGAACTGCAAAATAACTTTTATGTCTTCCTTTTGATTCGACGAGCGCGTAATGGCGGGTCTATTATCTACATAAATGATGTTACCAGAATGTTGCTTCACCTCTGGAGCAGCAACACCACTACTGAAATTCATCCCAAGATAATACGTACGATTATTTATCGTGGTTTTGTTATCATTAAATGCTTGGTCAATTGATAACTGAAGTCCTACGGTAGGAACAATGGAAACGTTACCTCCAGATTCTGGACTACCCGTAAATTCATTTAATTCAAATCCATAATCAGAACTTGTTTCTCTATTTCCATTTACATCAAATCCATGATTATTTCTATTTTGCCATAGTTTCAAGACACCAGTGTTTTGATCATAATTTATAACTTTACCCACAGATGTTTTTCCAGTCCCAACTAATTGAGTCACCTCTGAATCAACATCAAAGATTGCTTCACTATATCCAATTCCAGTAAGTTTTAAAGCACTAACAGCACTTGCTTTATCTAAAGATAAAAGCGATCCACCTGCAGACTGTGGGTTCTGAACAATACCAATTCTTGCAAATTGATTTCCAGTGATAAAATCGGGATTTTCATTATCACTTTCAATCCTAGAATACATTAAAATATTATATGCACCTAGTTCTCTATAGATATCTGCTCCATGACCTCCTTGTGGAGTAATAATCACATCAAATTGAGGTCTCGTAGTTCCTTCTGGAATTCCTGCTGCAGAAAAGTTTACTGTTCCAAAAGTATAACCAGAACCCTGAGATGACATAGCAACAGATTCGACTCTAGAATCTCCGTCAATTGTAATAGAGCATTCTGCTCCAGATCCATCACCCTCAATTGGAACATTACTATAAGTTACATTAGCAGTTCCTAATCCAACTCCACGATTTTTGACAGTAATAATTTTTATTGATCCATCTACAGCGTTGTCTCTAACTAGTGAAACATCATTGTCAGTTTCCCAATTAGTTGGAACTGGCATAAATTCTGTTGAATCAAATTTTATAATATCTGCTGGTTTAATTGTATACAAGTATTTCCAAATATAACCATCTCCACTTGTTCCTGCAGATCTTGGTTCTAAATCAATAAAAGTTGGTTCATCTAAAGAAGGTCTACCATTTGGAGTTTCGGGGTTTGACCCATTCTGGAGACATAGGTATACTCTAAAATCACTATTAATGACATAAAAAGTAGATGAATATAAATTGGTCGAACCAGAAATAGGAGCAGTGTTTGATCTACTATAATCATGCCTATACATGTCATAAGAACTTCCAGAAGACCAAACTCTCTTTGGAACTACTTGTCTTACATCAGTAGTATTGATTCTCTTCATAGCAATCATACTATCCCAATAATCATTCTCCTGATCAAAATTATCCTTTGGTGATGGAGGATTTTGATTCCAAGTTGAAGAATAATCAAGTGGATTTGGTAATCCGACGAAGGAATAGTAGGAATTGTTAGCATTAGCAATTCCCGCAACAAAATTCTTTGCGTTTAATATTCTAATTTGATCAGTTATGATTGCAGCCATTTTTATAGACTTTTTCTTTATTTATTAAGTATAGTTAGAAGAATTTTTAAATCTGATGTATCTAGTTCTAACAAGTTTTGTAGAAGTTGATATACCAGTATTATTATCAGTTCCTATCCCCGACATGGTTTGTGCTGGATATGCCAGGTTTTTACTTCTTCCAGTGAGAGTAACTTTACCCCAAGAGAAATTACCGATGAATGGTGCTGTTGTAACACCTACGGTTATTCCTGCTCCTGTAGGATGACTTGTAGTATTAACAATAATTCTTGCTACTTGAGTCGAAACTCCAGCAACACTTTTACTCACATACTGAACAGAATTTGCAACATAAACACCATCAAGATGCTCTCTACTAATTCCAACAATTGTAGAATTGTCATTAGACAAAGATGTTATGCTTGTGCTTGCAGAACCTATATTTGAATCCGTGATAGTAAAATAATCTCCAACCGATAATCCACTAAGAGTTATAGCAGTTCCAACAATATTCGTATCTCTTAGTTTTGAATTATATGGGATATGTAGATCAAAGATCATTTGTGTGGTTCCAGCACCAATAAATTGAGTACCGAATCCAACAACAATACCAGAGTCTCCAATATAATTAGTAACGCCATTTTCCTCTGTTGAATATGTAGGTTCACCAATAATTACTGATGGAGAACTGGTATATCCAATACCACCATTAGTAACAGATATTTGAGATACGGTTCCACCAACACTTATTGTTGTGACAGCGAGTGCTGTATTGGTTGTTCCTATTCCTACACCAATAGTGCTTGCTATACTTACACCAGGAGTTGTTGAATAACCAACCCCCCCATTATTTACAATAATGGAACTAATAGTTCCAGCAGCAGAAACAACTGCGGTGGCAGAAGCTCCAACTGTAACGTGCGTCGGAATGATAGTGACTTTCTTCTGAATACCTGCACGAATGTTAATATCAGGATTCTCTATAAAACTATCAAATAGTGGTCTCAATCTATCAACATATATTATTTCAGTTGTAATTCCAACCGGACTGATAATATTAGCAACCGGACTAATTATTGATTCATAAAGTTCTCTATCTTTTGTGATCTCCTGACCGTTTATCAGTTTATCCTCAGTTTGTCTACACCATGTGATTGGTCTCTCTAATTCCTGTTTATCAGTTAAACCAGGACCAAAATATGGATTAGTTTTAACAGCATCAATAGAAACTGTTGTGTTAACTGTTCTTGCATTTTGTTGAAGTAGTATACTTTGATTTTGTCCTGGATCATAATTTAAAGTTACTTCATCTCCTATCTTCAATGATTCAACTACTTCTCTATCAATAACATCCAGATCATCTCCACTTCCCTTGTAGAAAATAATTTTAATATCATCACCAACTCTTGGTGGTTCGCTGAATATAATTCTAGAACCACCAGGGAATCTATAAGAGTCTCCGGGAACTTGTAGAATATTATTAATGAATACAATCAAAACTTGATTAAGATCAATTTTTGATCCTTTCTTCTTATTGATAGAAACAAGATTTCCAGACTTAATAAGTGGGAAATCCAATCTCTTGCCATCAGGATACTCACTTATATCATCAAAATTATCAAGTACACCAACCGACCATCCTGTAAATTCATCATAATGTACTTTATCAATCGAGATTTGGAATTCATCACCACTAAACTGAGATGTAGTAAGAACTCCGGAAAGACCACTAGTAGGAACTGTTAATATTTCACCCTCTTGATATCCATATCCAGTATTTTTTAAATTAAAGCTAATAACACTGGATCCTTGACCAACAACAATATCAGCAACAGCACCAATACCACTTCCAATTCCTGTTGAGACAGAACTATAAGTTAAAGCTATTCCTGAGTATGAAAGTGGATCGTCAATAACAACAAATGGTGGATTTGTTTGAGTATATCCTACTCCTGGATTTGTAATGGCAATACTGACAATGTTTCCATTATTATTGACAACAGCAGTTCCTATAGAAACAAAATTTCCACTTCCTAAAGAAGAAGTACCAACACTTACATTCACTGTCTGAACACCAACTCTATAACCAGAACCACTATTTCCAATAGAAACAGAAGAAATTGTTCCGAGACCAGAAACCACTGCAGTTCCACCAGCACCTATGAGAGGTTGATATCCAAATCCTGTGGTAGATCCAACAGAAAGAATCATACCACCTCTAGGTAGAGTTGATATTCCCACATCTCTCGTCAAATCTCTTGCAGTTCCAACAAAAGAAACTGTAGTAATGCCTGAGGACTCTATAAGTTCATAATTATTTTCATTACCAACTGTTTGGAATATGTCGTTAACAAGTGCAAGTATTCCCTCATTAGCAATGCCTGAGATATTTGCATTTTGAGATTTGATAGTAAAGTTATTTTTGACACCATCAAACTGTTTTGATATATCGTCAATAACAACATTTTTATAATATGGTTCATTTGAACTTTGAGGAACTCCACTTCTAGTGAATACTCTTCCCTGGAAACTACTCTGTGCATCACCTGCAGTTATTGCATTACCAAAAGGAGCGTCTGCAAAATTAAGTGTATTGTCAACAATATTATAGTTACCAATAATTTTAGTAACCAAAGCACCAGTAGAGAATCCAGATAGAGGTGTACCTAACCAAGATCTACGAACTCTTATGGTGTTAGTAGCACCTATTCCAAGTCCTTCAATTTTTACTATTTCGCTATCAATTTTCAATAAGTCGCCACCGGTTAAATTTTCAACACTACTTAATTTTATAAGGTCATCCGTAGTCACAACACTCTGCAGTAAAATTGTTGTATCACCAGTTGATACAATAGGAGATTGAATAATATTGTCGAGTGCTATTAGAACTTTTGGATTCTGATTGGTAGCAATAAATTTATGTGAAGCACCAATCCCCACTGAAGTAAACTCAAGAACCTTGGGAACAGCTTTAAGTGCATCCTCTGCACTTCTTGATAATTGAATTGTTTCGTCGTCAACCTTAACAATGAATAATCCACTATCTGGGATGAATGATGTTGTAATACCAATTTCGGGGAAGGTAGTCTGAGCAATACCAATTTTATCTGTTGTTGATAATCCAGCTGAATTGTATCTAACCCTTTCACCAGTGACAAAGAAATGATCGGGAATAGTGATGGTATCTCCAACTGTTTTAACTATAGTGGAATCACTTCCATCAAATACTTTTTCAAAAATGGGACTAAATACGTGCTTAATTGGGAAAGATCTTATTACATCTCTATCAGTGCCCGTATACTTCGTAAATGATGTAGAATATGTTCCGTTGTTAAAGTTAATAAAGTCTTTGGTGTCATCCTCAACTCTAAGTGCATTCATATAAACGTGGACATTTACATTAATGTTAGGTTCTGGAGTGAAGAGAATTTGTGTTGTTGCTGCAATACCAACTCCATCCGTAACTATTTTACTTCCAAAAGTTCCGAGACCACTGTGTGTCCTCACATTTGCAAATTCAGTATCAAAAGTTTGATTAATTAATACTCCTTCAACATGATCATCAACTACTATATGCTCTAAGAACTCATATCTATCATTAGTGGTATCATGAAGTTGAATCAAACAATATGATGAATCATACCTATCAACTTCTTGTGAAATGTGACTTGGATACTGACCAACAACATTTTCAGTTGGAGATCCAGAAGAAGAGATTTGAGTTATTCTAGACTCTAATCTAGCGTGCTTCATGTCTACAGTTGATATTCCAGAAGAGGCAGTGGAGAGTCCAACAACAATGGTATTAACTACCGAAGTCGTTCCAATACCAACCTCTGGATGGAAATCTACTTTAAGATCACTACCATCAAGATATGCGTTATAAGTTCCAAATCCGGCAGCAGATACTTCACCAATAGATGTTGTTAGTTTACCAAACTCTATTAATGAAACATCAGTTCCATCATGACAAATATTCAATTCTTGATATTCAAATTCTCTTGAGTTAAATGTAGCAGTAGATCCAAATGATACATTCTCAACATCAGGTGCTATGGTTACTAAAACCTTAAGTGAGTGATATGTATTTCCAATGCTTACAATGTTTGTTGGTGTGGATGGAACTGAAACACTATTACTTTGTATGATAGATTCGCCAATAGATGTAGTTCCAATTCCCAGTAGATTGTCATCCAAGTTGAAAGATAATGCACATACATCGTAATCATTTACTCTTGAATTTATTGGGAAAAATCTAAATTCACCTACAGATCCAGAGATTGCAAAATCAAAAGAACCCAAATCTCTTACAGAGTCTGTCTTTGCATACTGATTTAGATATCCATTTGAAGCACTATCATGAATAAGACTTACAATCTCAAATTGCCTTTCCTTTACAAATCTAGTGTCTTTAAGATAAATAAAATACTTTTTACTTCTAAAATCACTTAAATTAAAGGAGTCTAAAGCAACAAAAGCAGTCGCTCTTGGTGTATTATTAAATTGAGGACTCACATCATCTATTGATACAACTCTATTTCCAACGGACTCACTAAAATCGGAAAGAACTTTACTCTTAAGTACAATTTCATCTGACAAAATAGTGGTTTCATCAAAATTAATATTATTCTCTCTTCCCAAATCAAAATCAAAAACGCAATTTGTATCAATATACTCCGATATTCCATAATCAATTGTCATATCGGTAAGTGCTGTTGTCAATCCAATATTAGCTGGTTGTTCATCATTCCTAGATTCAATTTGAAGATCCCCAAACTTTTTAAATCCTATAGAATGATTGGTGCTTGAAACAATATCATCCCATTCTGCTAGTGGAATCCTAGATTTAATTGAATATGAGAAATTTTGATAATAGTGATTATCCTGAACTCTCTGAAGATTGTTATTTAAATATCCAGAAATAGTCTGATTACCTTCAAATATATCTGTTTTTGTATCGACATTAAAATAAGTTTCATATGATTTTACCTCAGAGTTTGTTGCTAATGAGTCTGAGGTTAATCCTCTTATTTTTTCACCAACTTTAAAGGTATCTTGAGATAGAATTCTCAGGGTTTTAGTGGTACTATCCCAACTTTGAACTGTTCCTGTTTTAGTAGATGAAACAATTTTTTCGCCAGGAATAAAGTCCTTTGTTGCTAAATCAATAACAAAAGTTGGAAAATATTTCTCAGGAGTAATAATTCCAGAAGATCTGATGAGATCCGCCTTTCCTGGAATTTCACCATCATTTAAATCCTCAGAAAGATTATATGAAACAGTTCCGATACCTCCAATATTTGGAGTAACTGAAGTTAAAGTGAATAACTTATATCCATAGTTCTTTGAATTAAATCCTTTCGCAGTTGAATTTATTCCTACACTTACATTTTCAACAAAAACTTTACCACCAACTTCAAATGGGAAGTCATTCAATGATGAGAATCCAGATGATAATCTTATGGTCACTTCCTTAGATGAATCGTCAAATTCAACATTATTAATACCGACTCCATTATTATTTTCAACCGGAATAATTGTAGGAGTAGAATTATTCATTCCTCTTGTATTCTGTAAAATGATTACTTCATTATCCTTAATAGAATACTTTAAATCCAAGTCAGATACTATCTTATTAGTTTTTCCATCAAATGTTACTAGTTTTGGTGCCGAAGTATAACCCTTTGCATTTGAAGATACGGAAATAGTGTTAATTATTGCAGAGGAGTCAACTTTAATAATTTGAGGAAGAATTGCACTTGGTTTTAGTGTTTTATCACTTGGATAATCATATCCAATATCTTTTATAGAAACATTTTCAATTTTTCCAATATTTTCGCTAAGACATAAAAGTTCAGCTCTTGATCCGTTATTAGAATTTATGGAAGCAATATCTGGTAATGAATCATAATTTCTTCCTGGGTTTACTATTTCTACCGTAGATATTGGTCCATTTGTATGAATACAGTCTGTAGTATACGTTATTGAAGATGAAGTGGACACATAAGAATTATTTTCTGGGATTTCGTTTATAGAGAAATTAAAGAAATTGGTTCCAGCAGTGGATACTTTTCTAAGTCCACTATAAACACTATCTCTTACCTCAATACTACCACTTCCAATAATTTCATCATCAACCATTACTTCAGATTTTATTTTTGGAAGGTTATTATTAGTAACAGGATCTAATCTATAATACAGAATAGATGGTGTTGTTTTTCCAATAGATACCGAAACTTTCGATGTAGTAGATAATCCGGACTTGTTTTCTCTAGTTACATTAAATACTGACGAAGATAAATCAGACTCCCATAATTTTGTATAATTTTTATCAATATAAAAATTAAGTTTAAATGCGGAATATAATGTAGATTCTTTTTCATATGCCAAAGAAGTATCAGAAATATCAAATTCTAAAGTAGAATCTCTATAGGCAGAAATTATCGGATTGACTAATCCTATTTCTCCAAAAGTAAGACTAGTGCTAGCAATTCCTACTATATTAGGATTAGATAATGTTGAACCATAAAGAGTATTTGATAAATTAAACTTATCTGCATCAATTTTCACAATGTAATAAATTTTATTATTTTCTAATCCTTCGCAAGGATCTGCCGATGAATATACTACCTTATCTCCACTTTCATAATTGTGATTTTGTATGGTAATAGTATTATTGTTCGTATTAACTCCGACATTAGAAAAAGTTTTAATGCCTACAAGAACTCTTCGATTTAAATCATTAAATTTAATTTTGTAATTTAATGTTGTTTGAGGATTTACATCTATGAATACATTATGACCTTCATGTAATAAGTGGTCTTGGTCCGTGGTGACCGTGACATTATGCCTTGAAGATTCAACAGTTAAGTTTTCATAATTTGTTTTAAAACTATGGTTGCTACCACTTCCAACCCCCACAAAGAAAAGTATCTTAGCAGTATTTCCAAGCCCAACGAATTCTCCCGTTGTACCAAGACCAACTTTTTGAGTTGCGATTCCTATTAAATCATTTGTAATTTTTGCAACAAATAATTTTTGACCATCGGACAAAGTGGTTGCTATTCCAACTGTAGACTGTTCATTACAGACAATTCCATTCCCACCATTAGAGGAGTAAGTTAAAATATCTCCTGTTTGGAAGTTATGGTTTTTAATGTAAATTGATCCAAGTTGCACTGATATATTTCTTGATCCAGTGGTGTTTAGACCCAAAGAATTTAATCCATAATTAGAAAATGTTAGGACTGATCCTATCCCAACAACCGTAGTACCCAACCCAACATTTTCTGCTGGATTAAAATAAATTTCAATATTTTTTCTAAATTCATACGTAGTGTTTAAACCAACATTTATTGAAAATCTTCTGGAATCTTCTGATAGTATCGATCCGACTGTATGGCTAAGTCCAACTGGTCCATCAATCTCTCGTAATACTCTAAATCTCGAATTTACTGTGTCAATATTTAAAACTTTAACCCTTTCAGTTCCAATTCCTAAAATATCATTAGGTACAATTTTTGTAGCGGATAAACTACCAGACACTGAGAAAAATGTAACTAAACCAGTCACAGATGTTGAACCTACTGCAATATTATTTGTGGTTCCAATCCCCACGAGTTTGAAAGTTTCACTTGAAACTCCGATTTGATAAGATCCTTCGATATTTGTTGATATTGTCGATACACCAGTAATGTTAATAAAGTCGAGATTATTAAAAGAATGTGGTGTATCTTTTTCTATAAAGTATTGATTTTTTATATCGGAGGGTATTAACTCAGCGTTAGTGAGTTTTACTGTATCAGTAACGATTGACTCTACAGATTTTCCTTTTAGTAAGGAAACTCTAGCAGCAGCCCCAATTCCGGTTGTGGATCTATTATCAAAATTTAAAGTGTCTCCTACTTTATAAAAATCACCTGCGGTTTTAATATTAATCTTTTGTATATTACCTAAACTGGATGAAGAAACAACTGCAGATTCGTCTGATGTTTTTGGAAAATGGATATATGGATATTTTACTTTTTCATCTCTCAAGTTATATGGAAATGTATTTCTACACCAACCATTATTTTCAATATCATAATCTTCCTGATTTGATGATTTTTTAAAATTAAATTCTATGGGTTCTGAATTATACTTGTCGCCAATTAAATATGGAAACTTAGGCAATCTATAATTTTTAAATTCGGATAAATTATCCGATTGGACAGAATTTTCGTCTATTGTGGCAAAATATGCATAAGTCCCATTTGGATATTCTGGAGTTACACAAAATCTTCCATTATTTTCATCAAGATAACTATCATCCTCGTATGTGTAATGAGTATAATCCTCCACAAAAAATCCTAATGGATATACGGAAGTTGGTGGTCCATCAAGTCTATTTTGATTAAGTTTATATCCAGACTTCATAATGGTGACCACTCCACCGCTATTTGAGGAGTATCCATAAGGTCCGTATATTGGGCTTCCATCATATGCCCAACCTATGATTGGAGAATGATCTTGGAATATAGTTTCTTGCGAATCAACTAATTTAAGATCTGGTTTTCCATAAAGAACCTCTCCACCCTCATTGACAGAATACAACATTTCTCTCAATTTTCTGGGTGCATACATGTAGTATGCCTGTAGACCATACTTGTCACTTGAAGAATTTTCTAAAATAATATCATCCTTCAACAAGAAGTTATTTTGGTATAATTTTTCAAATGAATTTATCATCCATCTGTTTACAGTTCCCGAAAATTCATATTCTGCTTCAGTATTCGAAACAACTATTTCAGTTTCTCCGGAGATATATCCTGCTCCAGATTCTATTACTTTGACTTCAATAAGTCTTCCATTTTCTAAAATTGGAGTTAATACGCATCCAATTCCTGATCCAAATATAGTGAGATCTATACTCGACACATATCCACTTCCTGGATTCAAAACTATCACTTCACTTATTTTTCCATCAGTGATGACTGGCAATACTTGAGCATTTTTTCCACTCTCTACAGTAATTCTTGGATTTTTAATAAAATTTATTATATCACTTGCACCATATTGAGATCCTCCATCTTGAAGATGAACTGAAGATACCTCTCCTCTGAAGATTGGATCTACTTTAACGCCAAAGGTTTCATTTCCGATGGATGATATTCCAATTAATCCACTTACAGTTACATTAATTGATGGATAATTAAAAGAATGAAATCCAGATCCTTGCGAGGTTATATCTACATATTGTTTTGTTTTATAGAAAAAATTCTTTTCCTGTGTGGATGATGTAGCATTTGATAACTTAAAATTATCCTTATCAACAACAGTTACATAATATTCATTAGTTGTTGATATACCAGCGATTGGATTTTTTGTTGAACCAAGATATTTTATAATTTCTCCCGATTTATAATCGTGATCTTTTATGGTTATAATATCGGATGATGTACTAATTCCTGCAGAAGTAACAGATCTTTTTTTATTTTCATATCCAGTTCCTCTATCTACTATATTGATTGCGCTAACTATAGATTTTTTTTCCACACATTCAAGAGAATGCTTTCCAATACCTGTAGTTGTTAAAACAACAGTGTTAATACCCGCTAAGGAATCTCCTAAGTCAGTATGCAATTTTACTGTGTTTCCATCAACCACCGATGCATAATATCTAAAATCGGTTGATAAACCACCAACACCTTTTTGTGAGTTAGTTTTGTATACGACTTCTTCTCCGCCACGGAATTTGTGGAATGTGGAAAATCCTATTGTATTATTTGTTAATGAAACCTGGATATTGGCAGAAAATTCTGGGGAATGTTTAATTAATTTTGTAGATGCTAAAGCTTTAGCATTTTGTCCGTTTCCACCGGTAATTGATACGATAGGTGTACCAACCAAATCAAATCCTGGATTAACTATTCTAATTTCTGATAGGTTACCATTTATTGCTAGAAAACCTGTAGCTCCTATCCCAACATCATCTTGAATTTTCAAAAGAGGTGGATTAATAACATCAAATCCTATTCCCGGAGAAATCACTTTAATTTCATCTAATTTTCCATATTGGATAAAATCCTTCGATTTATAATTTAAAACTTCAACACCATTAACTAATATTCCAGTTGTACCAGGCTTTGTTTTAGTATATTTTCCTGAATATAGTGGTGGAGAAATTTCTCTATAAATCTTTTGTGGTTCTAAATTTTTTAAACTTACAAAAGCAGGTTCAATAGAATTATTGGATACAGTTTTTGAACCACTAAGTTGAATAAATTTGGAAAAATATAAATCTGACCTTGATTTTGCTAATCTTATATGATTATTATCAACCCTATGCAAAAAGTATTCACCCTCACCACCACCTCTTACATCAAATAAAGAAGAATCAATATAAATTCTTGTCCGTTTTGTACCATCATCATTTTCCGTTTCAACAAATCTCTTTTCTGGAGTGTAATATATCAATTCTCCAGTATAATAACCATGGTCCAATAATTCTAAAGTGTCTCCAGTAAACGTACCACTGAACAAAACTCTATTCTTATTTGAAACTATAGATTGTGATTGATATGCTGGTAGAGAATTGGATGCTATTAATAATGAATCGCTATATTGCTTTTTATATACATTCTGTACGTTTGCATGAAAACCACTCAAATATGGAAAAGTTTCTGAGTTTACTTTTTTGATTGGTTTTTTTATATAATATACTAAGTCAGTATCAAGTACAGATTCTGATTTCAATACTACTACTATCCTTTTTGATGTTATAATATCAAGAACTTCTGATTGAATAGAATTGTTAGATTTTCTGTCAATTATTAATACAGTATCACCAAGTCTTATATAATGATTTTTTTCTAAAGTTAATTCATACTTTTGAATTGATACATAATCAATCTTAGATATAAAATATTGGACTGAGTTATTGTATATCCAGTTGTTGAATTCGAAAGTATCTTCCTCCACTCCCAGAGTTTTCACACTTATTCCATCACCAGATTTTAAATCATATACATCACTTTGATTAGAAAATTGACTTAAAATAGGTCCTAATCTGACAGTAATAGAATCTGAATCGTCTGATGCTTGTGTGAATAGAAAATTTCTATCAGTGATATTGTTTCCATCAAGTAAAGGTTCGATAATATTGGTGCATCCAAGAAATTGTGTTGAAGTTCTCGATGTATATGATACAATTCCTGTTGTAGCAGTGAGTCCTGTTGGATAAGTTACATACAATTCACCAGAATTTGGAAAACCAATCGTCGAATCAACATCAATAATTGTAGATCCAATTGCAACGTCTCCAATGATATTAGTTTTTGAACTTACTTTAAAGTCGCCATAAGTTGATCCAACAACTCTAGAGTCTCTATTGTATCCTCCATCAAAAGTAACTTTAAAATATTTGTCATTATTACTTGTTTTTTCTACGTTGTATATTGGAGTATATGCTTTGGATCCTTTAAAATCTTGAAAAATAGTTTTATTTGATAACTCTAATGGGTCTCCTGTTATTTCTTCAACAACAAAATTGGATGAGACTAGATTAAATGCATTTGATGGAGTAAATAAGTTTTCTCTAGGTCGAATAATATTAACATTTTCTCCATATAATACATTAAATAAAATTTTATAGGATTGATCAGTTCCTTTACTTGAATAAAAATCTTTTGAATGTTTAATAAACGTGCTTACATCCAACTTCGAACTTAATTTTCTCTGGGATAATCCTGGAAGAAGCTGTATTTTTGTCTTAAGTAGAAATTCTTTAAGAAAAGTGCATGTTAAATTTTCAATTGAGGCACCTTTATCATGATTAGATGCCTCGGTAGATTTAAATACAAGATCCCCTTGGTTTGAATCTGATCTATATGAGGTTACTCCACTAAATCCTCGTACACATCCTGTAAAGGTAGAATCAGTTTTTGCGGTATATAATATTATTTCATCATCAATTTTTATCAACCCATAAGAATCTGGAAATCTATCGGTTCCAAAAGGTGAATTTCTAAGGTCAATAGTTATTACATCATCAAATTCATCAATATCCAATCTCAAAAATACTTCATGATTTAAAGTTGTCTGTTCATCAACTTTGATATACTGATCAATATTTTGAATTATATCTAAAGGACCACTCTTATATTCTTGTGAGTTATAATATTCCTTAAGAAACTCCCCGATTAAAGGAAACTCATTCTCAACATATGTTGGGAGTTGATTCTTAACAATACTACTGAATTTGATTCTTGTCTCTGTCATTTTTTATATCTTAATCCTTTGAATTAGTAACCGCCACCATAACCACCACCGCCCGAAGACGGTGTTGTGGATGATCCAGTAGAACCTGTAGATCCAGTTGTAGTTGTAGATCCAGTTGTAGTTGTATTTGAAACCACATTTGTGGATTGCTGACCTTGACCAGTATATGTTGTAAGTTGATTTCCTAACGAATCAACCACACTGTCAGAGGTTGTTATGACTGGTTCACCTGACCTAACCAAACTACCTCCACTATAAGAAGAAGAAACAATGTAGTTAGATGCAGATGGATCAATTCCTGAAGCTATTTGGTCTGATATCATTTCAAAAGAACTGTTATTAATATCTAGTTGCAAATAAAGATCCTGTAATCCGACAATATCATTTGATGTTGGAGTTGCTTGTATTTCAATAACTTGCTGACCATCTTTTTCAATCCCCGAGATGATATTAATCGCGTTAATTACAATGATTCCGTTTACATAATCTATCCTACCAATATCAGTTCTTACAATAGTTGGATTTTGTGATCCAATGTTTGGTACTGTAAATAAGAATAAAGATCCTGTTAAACCATCAGCATTAGGTATATCACTTAAATAAACAACTCCCTGAACTGAAGAAACTCTAAACCCGGTTGACTTTATATTAAATCCAGTGAAACTTGCAATATGCATACGATTACCAAATCCTATCTGATATTCGGCAAAAGCATTTGGAACAACTCTCAAGTCTCTTCTCATTCTTACAAGAGTAATGTTTGATGTTACTGACTCATGACTATCATCAATAATTTTCAAAAACTTACTATACTTAAATCTAGCACCATACTTATTTAATTCTGTTGAATTTGAATAAGTTAAAGCATTATTTTGAACTCTTGTGGATACATCAGCAGCAGAAGGAGCTAAATTTGTATTATAATATATGTTAGAACTAATCTCAACAAACAAATATTTTAAATCTAATATTTCTGGTACAATTCCAGATATAGCATATTTCTTTAATTTTAATTTGATGTTTTCTTTGATGAGATTGGGTAAGAAATCTCCAAATCTTGGTTTAATACTGATAAAAACTTTACCATATTGTGGTGGGTTTAGTTCTTCGCCACCAAAAACAGATATAGATTCAGTTTCAGGATAAATCTTTGAAGGTATTAAAGATTCATAATCATCTGCGGTTACAGCTCTATTTTGAGATGCGTAAATCCTAGGAGCATATTTTTTCACCGAATCAACCGACTCTATTGATTCTCCACCTCTCGAACTATATTCTGCAGTTACTAAGGAAATTCCCTCATTGACGATAAATTCATTACCATCTTTAATATATGTCAATCTACCATTAAAGCGTAATTGAGACACTCCATTTCCTTCACTACCATTGGTTACAACATATTCAGTGGTTATAAAATTCTGATCTTCTAACTTTTTACCAAAAACACCATCACCAAAAATAATTTCATATCTTTCATTTTCTATTTCTTGAATATAATATATTTTCGATTCGGGTCCAACATCAAATAAACTATTATGCATAGAATATTTTATTGATGCTGCGGATGAAGAGTTATTCTTTACAGATAATCTTATGAGATCAGTATCAACTCCAGCATTTGGTAAAACAAATCTTTGACTTGCATTTGAAGAATTATATGTATAACTTTTTGTTAAAAACGTTCCCTCATAAACAGGAATGCTATTAAAAGATGCAACATCTCTTATAACCGGAACTGTGATATCATCTAAAATACAGAATGTACTGGATGACCCCCCAAAAGAACCTTTAGACGCTGCTACAGTTCCTTTACGGAGGGTTAGAGAGGCAGGATGAGGTTGAATATTACTAGTATCTACAAAGAATGTAATTGCAGATGTTGATGCTTTTCTTGATCTAGGGATGTATCCAATATTTCTTGCTAATGCTACGACATTCTCTCTTAAAGTAGCACTATCAATAAAAACTTCATTTGCTACCATGTTAGCATTATATGAAGTGATGTACGTGTTATACGCAAGTACATCTAATATTGATGATAAGTTTGATCCATCAAAATTATAATCCGTGAAGTTGGAATTTGCTTCCAAATATGCACGTAATGATGATTTGACTTGATCAAAGTCTAGATTTGTAAAATTAACTAACGGCATTTTACCTTGTTGGTAGCAATACGAATTCTAATTGTTGTGGTGGAACATCAGCTCCGATAATATCATAATTTATAACAACATCAAATCCATTTCCATCAATATCTGGAGATGCTTTTAATTTTCTTAGTTTTACTCGTGGTTCTTGTCTTGAAATTGATTCTCTCAATTCAGATTCAATTTCAAGAGCAGTAATATCATCAATATTTTCAAAAAGTGACCCTGTAATACGAGATCCAAAGTTTGGTTGAAATGGTTTTTCGCCAGGAGTAGTAAAAACGATATTTTTAATGGATCTAGCGATTGCATTTTCATTTTTAAGAACAATTAAGTCCTTTGTCAGAGGATTACTCTGAAAAGTCATACTAATATCCTTAAAACCTTGACTTATCCTCTGTAAAGGCACAACAAATTGGCAGTTATGTATTATTTATCAAGGTTTTTATGATTTATTGAGAGTCCAAAGGTCGATCTTCTTGTGATTTATACATGTCAACCGGATTTTCTTGTTCTTTTTCGCGTTCTTTAGACGTTTTCCAGAAATATTCGTCCTCACGACCCATTCCAAGTCGTTCAAAACCATTTTCAACTTGATAATATTGCGTTGAAACCTTAAAATCTGGCATTTTGGGGTCAACAGGAGTTAAACTATTGTCGTATATACGCATTCTGTTGTTTGGATACAGTGCATACTGACCATTTTCAAGTTCAACAAGGTTATGTGACTTATGTTCTGCTGGATTTTCACTTGTTGCATAGTCAATCGCATCAGGATCTTGATGATAATTGTCTAAAGTACAAATATAGGTCCCTTTTTGAATGCCAAAGTCTCTTGTATACAGTTCATAATCCATAGAACCGATAAATTGCTTCTGAACTGCAACAACACCATAGTCCATACAGTTCCAAAATTGTAAATTTGGAAGATCCATATCAGGTTTTGGTGTTTGCGGATCAGAAACAAACGCACTAATCGGTAGTTTGTCATACATTGCCGCATATTCAGGTAAATATGTCTCAAAATAAAAAGTGCGCCCAGGAATCGACTTAGCCGATACCCAGACGCCTTTAACAAATTCACCATGACCAGATTGATGATCCGTTAGATACTCTTTACGAACCCATACTTCAACCGAGGGGAGGTTGCAAATAAGTGCTGCCATTATGAATTAATATAACTTCACCTATTTACCTTGTCCACGATATGCTTTTTTTGCTTTATTGCGAGAAGTCGCGGCATAGAGTGTATGTTGCGAGCTTCCTTGACGAGTTTTTTTCGGTTTTCCAACCACAAACCCACCACCTTTCATAATTGCCATAATAGTTTACCTCAAATAACACGAGTTTTTTCATGACCCACACGAATACGAGGGTCACACCAGATCTCATATCCCTCTTCCTTTGCATCAAGACAGAATGAGACATCCTCACCACACATGTCCTGTACATTTCCACTCTCAAAGACTTGCATCTTAGGAGCAAACCAAGGATATTCAAGATTCTCAAAGACTCCCTTCTTAATTAATACCCAACCAAATCCTGTATAATCAGCAGTAAACGGTTTCCGACGTTTCTGAATGGATTCGACAGTTTCGTGATTCATCACTCCACCATTCTTACGGAAATCATCTTCCTCTAACCAATGTGCTACAGATGTAGTTTGTCCATCCTCAGTGGCATACCATCCGGCAACAATCTCACGCTCTTCACCTTCTTCGGTGATTGCCATGTCACATAACTGCCAGAACTTCTCTGTGTTGAATACAATATCACTATCAATCCATAATTGATAATCATAATTCAATTTACCATCCCAAGGAATCTGCTTAGGTCCTCGAAGTACATTTGCTCCAAGACACTTACAGCGGGCAAAGTTTACCATGGAAGAATAATCTTGACTGATCTGAATACTCATTCCATTCTGTACCATATCAAAGCACAGTTGTACAAAGTTCTTCAGAAATACAAAAGAACATCCTCGACCTGGTAGACAAAATACAATTGTCTTACCTCGCATTCTTTGCTTAATATCATCAATGTCCCACTCTACTTCTGGTTTCTTTGCAGGTGGTTTTGCTTTTACAGTAAATCCTTTAGCCATGTTGATTAATTTACTTCAGTTCAATTCTATCTCAATATGTATCTCTTGTCAATATGATGCTTCACCAAATTTATGTACGGTTAACTCCTCATAAGTTAAATCCCCCAACTCATAATCGGTTTTCATTAAACCAACCATACCGTTGAGGGTGCTCCAAGTAATATTAAATTCTTCTTCTTTCACACTCGCAAATATACACTCGTCTTTCAAATAGATATGAAATGTTTTTTCCTTTGGGGTCATTTTTTACCTCGGGAATTTTTTTGTAGAAAATGGATTTGTAATCCGCATTATATATCGCTCGCGGTTTGTCACCTCTGTAGGTTACAGGGACCCATTAATTTTATATCGCGCCCGCCGCCCGATATAAACGAACGGCATCAAAACACTGTCCTCAGAGTGTTACTCACAGTATAACATAGGGGTGCTGATGGTGTCAACCCCTCCATATCTTTAAGTGTCACATAAGACTGCTATTGCCAACTGACAGGTTTACTCAGGTCCTCTACGTAACTGTCAATTACTCGCTCTGATCCTTGAAGTTCAAACAACTGCTCCCAGTCAATCTGATGTGGGTCAAAGTCTTCGAGCGTCTCTAATTCCAGAGTGATTCGATAACGCTGCTTCTGTGCCTGCTGATATGCAACTGACATGAATCGGTCTCCGTTGGTGTGACTTAGTAAGTATAGAATACCTGAGAGATATTGTCAACCCTCTGCCGTATATTTATAAGGACTACTGATATTTTTGTATCACCATGTCCCCATAAAAAGTTCACGGAGGGTCTTGACATTTCTGCGAGTGTGTGATAGACTGCTCGCTTAGATCACTACCCCTGAGCACATTAAATCAGACACTTTTCCACAATACTAACACCTTTATCCACACTATTTCATACCTTTTTCCACAACATTGTTAAAAACGATATAAAACACAAATACATTTTAATTACCATTTTTAATATAAAAAAAGGGTAATCTTTATGTATAATAGCACAAAAGGGGCGTTTTTGGCACCCCTTTGAGTATTATCGAGGATTACAGATCATGCACTAATAGAAGCATAATACTCAGCAACATCATTGATATTTTCTTGCTCAATCTCATCAACGATAACATCGAGAATCTGAAGAATCTCTTCTCCGGTGTTGCCAACCTTGAGCATACCAAGTGCAGTTGAACGGGTCATAATAACGAAGTGAAAGTGTCAACAATGAAAGGGAAAATTGATGAGTTTAGAGACATCCAAGGTCTGATAGATTAGTTCAGAAAACTATCAATGGTTTCACCGATTGTACGATTACTCACATCGGGTTCAACAATCTCTGCTGCTTTGTATAGTGTATCAGCAGTGAAAGAACGAGCACTATCTGACTGCCAGAGAAGAACACCGATGATAGCAAGAAGAATGAATTTCATGTGAATGATGAGATGTTGTTTGGAAGATCTGGGTTTAGATAGTACTTTGAGCATTAGGCAAAGATGTAACCGTTGTCAAAATCTTCAGTCTTGAAGATATTTTTTCCATTGATACATCCAACAAACTTTTTCACATACCATGCAAAATCTTTCTGAAATACACACTCACCAGTAATACAGAACTCATTACATAGAGCGTTCAATCGTGACTTAGTAGTGTTAGTTTGCCAACCACCATCATAGATAACCATATCATCATCTGAAACAGTAGCAATCAACTTACCGTAAAGATAGACTGAAGAAACTTTAGTTTCCAGATCAATTTTGACTTCAGTGTTAGCATTTTTCCAGTTGCGATTGCCCTGGACTGCATCACACATTTGACGTTCGATTTTACGCATGATTGTTGTTAGATAAGGTGAATGAGTAAGTGTTAAGAATCAAGCAAAGTTGTATTGGGTTTAGTTACGATTGTCTGCTGCTTCCCAATACATGTAGAAATCATCCCATGCTTTTTCATTATCAACAAAGGAATCAATTCCCAGTTGCTCACATACAAAATCATATGCCATATCTACATCGGCATTTGTGTCATTAACGAAGGACAACATTTGTCCCATTACATAATCCCAGGATTCTTGCATTTCGGGAGAGAGTGTGAAGATTGGAGTTGCCATTGTCAGAGTAGAGTGAAGATTTTGGAGTGAGGGTCGGTTTCTGTCCTTCCCTCCCATGTATCTAATATGGCAGATCTGACCTCAAATTACAAGGGGGGTTGTGACACTTCTCTGACTGGCACACCACTTCTTGTAAAGAACCTCCTCCATATTATATGCTTGTGATTCTCTCTCAACCTCGTCAATCATACCATTCTCGTTCTGAACAACATGGACAAGTTCGTGGAGAATTGTTTTCACATGCTCCTCATATGTCAGACTATGATGTACCTGAACAAATTGCTCATCACCATTTACCTCTGTAAATCCAAGGGCGTTCTCATCTCGTAGATTGCAGGAGTAAATTTCTACGTCGCTGCGAATCTCGTATATCGCAGTAAAAAACTCGTAAACTCTCGAAGTAAGATCGGAGAACCTTGATTTACCTGAAACAAATAACATTTTAGGGAAGCAAAGTGACGTTGATTTCTTTCCAGTTATGGCAAACATTCTTTGCCCAATTTTCTAGTTTTGTGTTGTGTGATTTAATGCCTCTATGTGTTGTTGGGCGTGTGGGCATCGTTCTCATATAAGTGAGAACATTTCCACACTCTTGTGTCACATCAATTTTGTAAGTTGCGGTTGTTGTGTTCATACTAACTCCTGTTGATAGAGCATATATTGCTCCTCTGTAACCTCATCTACGAGTGCCTGAATCTCCTGAAAGATGTGATCATCGTCACAAACATTGCTGAGGATTCTTTCTGCTAGCTCGGAATTACCTTCTGCCACAAAATGATACTCCTCTGTATCTTCATGAAAAACAATGCAATTTTCAGCAGTGAAAACCCATGCGGCACAATGTGCATCTTCACCGTGCTTTTCAATTAGTTCGTTGACAAGTTCCAGATGATCTTTGAGTGTGTTGTTCATGATCAGAAAATCAGATAAGAGATTGCAGTTTGACAACTTCAGGTGCTGTATCATCTACCTGAATTGTAATAATGTTAAAGTAAGGATTGTTCTTCCTACATGTAGCAATAGCATCCTCTCTTGTCTCAGCAATGTAACTCAAAATGTCGTACTGTTGATGACCATTAGGGCGGATGTGTTCGCCGTAAAGATTGAACTTAGATTCAGTCATGTTGTTGTTAATCAGTCGTAGGGAAAAAATGAAGAAGTATTTGAATCAGTGGTGTAGGGAATGTTAAAATCCTCACCGAACATCTGGTAATAGAAGTCACTGAAGATAGCAAAATCATCAGGTGTTTCGTTGTTCCAAACTTTGAGGATTTCGTTGTAGATGTTCATGTTCATAATAGAGTAAGGTTCAGTTACCGAAGAAAGCATCATGTGCATCAAGGACGAAATCAATCACTTCGTCAGTTGCATTAACTCCGAAACGATCGCAGAACCAATCAACTGCCATATCGTTGGAGCACATAGTATCGAACATAAAGTCCTGAAGTTCAGTTAGGTTTTCGGTTGAGAAGGTTGCTTTGTTTTCCATGATTCTAATATGGCACAGATTTGGGTTTTTTGCTGTATCGGTTGCTACCGTTTCAGGGATTGACCGATTAGCGTGACTTATGGGTCGGTGACGGTCCTATAAGTTCACTCCTCCATCAAATGTGGGTAGTATTCTTTCACCTCTTCCATGATTTCTTCGTCCGAATACATATCATAATCCTCACTCATGCTATCATAAAGAATTGCCATCATTGTTTTGATGTCCATGTCATCCAAGATCTGCTGAATCATGGCATCTTGAAGTTGATCGCGGTCGATGATTTTGTTGTTGTTCATGGTGTTAGAATCAGTGAAGTTGGAGACGAAAGACATTACTTAGTGGGAAAGTTCTTGCAGACAGCATCACAAACTGTTTCGATCAGTTGATTACATTCTGCCTCATCATAATCACCCCAAGTATCATTGAAGAACTCAGAGATAATGCAATCAATGTCCTCCATAAGTTGTTCGCGAGCAGTGAGCATTTGCAGGTCGTTCATGTTAGCGTGAAGGTAGTTTTTGATGAGAGACATAATCAGCAAGCAAGACACATTGCAGAGTTGAGAAGCTGAGGAATCATCGAATCATCGGTGATTTGATAACCATAACCCTCAACACGAGAATCAATCTCATACGCCATATCTTTCTTGTTGATATAACGCTTGGATTGAGTTGCACCGACGAAAGTTACAACTTTGAGGATGAGACGGTTGTGAATAGTTCCGTCAGCAAACTTGACGGGGTAGAAGTCAACAACCATGTTGCCGTCTTTAGAAGTGAGTTGCATGGGGAGAGAAGCGTTCCTTTGACTCTTCTATAATGGCACGGATCAGAACAGAACGCAAGGGGTAGTGGACAGTTCGTTCACTGGCACACTGCTGCGTTCTCGTATGCTTTGATTGTTCCTCTCCATGCTTGCCATGATTGTCGTGAGTTAATATAATTCCACCCAGCATCTTCTGCTGCAAAGTAACTTTGATACTTTGTTCTGAATGTCTTGTAGTGATGCTCAATCACTCCCTGAGTATCAAACTTGGTCGAACTATAGACCGATACACTATAGTTGTCGCGTCCTTGGCTAACATAAACGGGGGATGGATTAGTGCCCTTAAAGATCATAGTCTTTCTCCAGTTGTTCAGTGAGGAATTGTATTTGAAGATCGATTTCCTTGAGTTCCTCTACTAGATCAGAGCGTCTAAGTTGTAACTCAAGGATCGAACGTTTCAAGTCATCATTCATTGAAGAACGTAGCAATAGTCAATCGAATTGACACACCATCCGGTTGCTGCTGTAATCTCCTCTACGAGATCGTCAGCATCAACTGCTTCCCATGTTGTTGCCATGACTTCATCAATCACTTCATTCTGCTCCTCTTGTGTAATATCATCAAGAGAATCAGAGAAGTCAATGTCAATCTCTGTGATACGATACTGCATTGGTTTGTAGATAGAAAGTTTGTTGAGTTTACGTAGTGAATCGGAAAAAATGTCTCTCATCGGATATACAGGAAGGAACCGTAAGGATCAACAACTTCAGGGGTTTCTACAAGTGATTCAATGTAGAAACGAATACCCTTAGCAGGTGCTGCCCATGATGCGGGTTTGTAACATGCACCGGTCTCTTTATCGACGAACATGAACACACCGTTGGATTGATTCTTGATACCAACTGTGCTGTCCATCACTTTGATGTACTTTCTGCCAACCTTGTAGGTCAGTTTGTGATAGAAACTGCGACCGGACTCAATAGCATCAACCTTCCAACGGTTGTTGACAACTTCAAGCAGGCACTCGGTGAGATACTCTGCTTTGTTTGTAGGAGCACAAAATGTCATGATGTTTGAAATGTGTGATGGGTGAATGTAAAGAGTGGGCATCAAAAAGGGTTAGTCCAGTTGTATGCTTGGTTGTCAGTGACATAACCTTCTTCGTTTAATCGATCAACAAAGTTGTTCCATGATTCACGCTTGGCAATCACATCACCACGGCGATTGGGGTTCTGTTTGACATAGACTTGCCAGTTGTAGCGGAACTGTTGAACAACTTGTGCTTTGGTGCAACGCATGTGAGGGGGACTCCCTTGACTACTCCTATAGTATGGCACCCCAAGCGGCAAAGCGCAAGGGGTAGTGGACACTTTGATCAACTGGCACAGGAGAACCGGGTATTGTTGAAGTTTGCGTGAGAGAATGACGAGCGATTGACTAACTTAAACATGCCATATTCGTTGGTGCGAACATATCCTTCGCCACCACATTGCTTGCGACCGATGAACGCTTTGGGTCCATTGTTACGCATCAAAAACAGCATATCATCCTTGATTGACTTGACTAATGACCACAGACGTAGCAAACTTAGATCGATTTGATTCGCAAATGCCAGTGCTTCTAGCGTGATGTCATCAATATCCAACCCAGCACGAATGATGCTGTTAAGTTGTTGCTGAATCTGACGTGATTGCTTCGCGTCGATGAAATCACACATGGTGGACATTTGACGGGCAAAAGCTACGATCTGATCGAAATCTTCGTCGAGTTGCCATGCACGAGGACGCACATACTTACAGCGGTCAGTATCAGTGAAGTCGTAATCTACCAACGGGTGAGCAACAGCATCACGCAGATCATTTGTGTCGGTTGTGTAGATTGTATGAGGTGCTACGATAATATCCTGATAGATAATATCATCAAACACATAGGTCAGCGTATTAGGTGTGAAAGTATCATCACCACCAAACCCAATAAAATCACATTGTATAACATCGGTGGTAGGAGTGAGGCAATCAAGAGAATGATGCAGAATTTTAGCAACTGCCCCAGTGTGATTTTGCTCAATTTCTTCATGCGTTTGGTTAATTTTGATTTTGACTTTGTTGAAGACACTTTTGGTGCCGACGAAGAATTTTCCATTAGCAGGGTTTGTACCGTAAACAATAGCGGGAGCACCATCAATCTTTACTGATAAATCACTATCAGCAAGAAACCAATCAAGTGCAGAAAGATCACCCGTCAGGATGGAATCTTCGGGATGTTGGAGGTGTGTGTTTTTCATATTCCTAAGATAGCGTATTCATCAAGGAATTGCAAGTGTTAGTGGACAGTTCATCGATTGTCTCTTGTGCAATCCGAATAGAGTCTGGATTAACATCCATCGTCACACAATTCCTGCCTAAGTTATATGATGAGATTGCTGTTGTTCCTGATCCGCAGAAAGGATCTAGAACCCATCCGTCATCAGGACATGATGACTTTATGATACGTTCTAACAATTTAAGAGGTTTTTGTGTAGGATACTTACGTTTGTTCTTCTCACTTCTGCTGATAAAATATACATCATCCCATAGATTTTGCACGGGAACACCTTTGGACTCATGAGAATAGATTTTTTTGTAGATATTATTTGTACCGTAGTGCAATCTATCCTGTGCGTCCAGTTCTTCCAATTTTTCCCTAGTTACACGAAACCCATAGTCGGGATTGTATGTTTTTTTAATTTTCTCTCCCATATAATCCAATTCGTTAGTTTCAACAGTAAATTCAAACTTAGCACATGGTCTGCTCTTTTCTCCTGTTACTTTTGCGAGAGCATAGTGACCGATGTCATCTCTATTCTGAAAACTATTTGCAGCATAAACAGGATCAAGTGAGGTATATTCGACGACAAACATCGGACTACCTTTTCTGAATACAATAATTGAATCTACAATGTTACCCCAACCATTCTTGATATTATTCTTTGGTCCACTACGTTTCCATGAAATGTTAGTATAAAATGCGTCTCTAATCTTTTTATCAATCTTGGACATTACTAGAGCATTACCGATGAAATTATTATGGCAGTACATCCAACCATTTTTGTTCAACTTAGACCATGCTTTGTTAATAATATCTGCATACCAGTCAGTGTAAGCATCAAAAGAAGTCCAATGGTCAGAGAAACTTTTCTCCGAACCATCAGACTCTTGCATCTTAAAATCACGCTGCAATCCGAATGGTGGATCCATATAGACAAGATCAAATGTCTGGTCTAGATTTACCATCTCTTCAGCAGGTTGTTCTAAGATTTGAATATTCGACATTCACACAATTACTCTTTTTCTATTATAGCACGTTCCGTTGGATAACATCAATACCCTCATCATCTAGTTGTGCAACTGCCCACCATTCAAAACGGGATAGAAACTGTTCAAAAGAATATGGTACACTCTTCAGTTTATCACGGACTCGATCATCTTCAAAATCCTCAACCATATCATTGTGAAATTTTACAGACTCAACATAAGTATTATATGCTTTCTTAAGATATGCTTTTTCATTTTCAATCACCTTTTGAGGATCATCAGTTTCCTTAGAATAACTAAGAAATCTGACTGGAGAGGTGCTAGACATTGCTTGAAGAAACAACTTAACACCGTCAGAGTTTGGATTGTCTGTGCAAACCATAAAGCACTTATATCCATCAGCAGACATCTTTCCGTCACTCTTGAATTTACCAGCACGGATCAATTTCTTTTTCCAAGGATCAGTAAAAGAGCGGATATTAGATGCGTTGTGATTTTCCCATTCAAGAATCTTTTGAACTGCTTTAGTATAAACACTCTTCAAACCAGAGGATTTATCTGGTCCCCAGTGGGCAGTAAATCCATCATCATCTAGGACAGTTTCTACACATTTTTTGGTGAGTGGAATTGGAATTCCATCTGCATCACAAAGCAAATGTGCTACACCAGTTTTCTCATAATTCTTTTGAATATCTAGGATGTAACCGTTGACAAGTTCAAATGGTTTTTGATCGTGCTTTGGTGTAGCACCAACAAGATTGATCTTTTTACCAAGACTCTTTACTGCCTTCTCAAAACTATCAAAATCATTAGGACCAGTATATTCATATAAATCATAAATCCACAGAGATTGTCCTCGTTCAATCAATGCAGCAGTCTGATGGTGTCCGTTTATGATATAATACTCACCACGAAACTTTACCACACAAGGAGGAAGTTCTGTAGGATCATACCCTTCTTTATTGAGGAATTGAAGGATTTCTGCAACATTACTCAGGACAAGATCTGCTGTCCTAGTTTGCATTGGTTTGACTTCCTTAGGGTCTAACCTAATAATTTCATTAGTATATTTTAATTGTGAAGATTCCTGTCTAAGAAGACGCTTGGTAACATCTTGAATCTTAGGTGCTTCATTGGTGTGAACCTTAATTCTGTGATAAGTTTCAACAATACGTTGACCTTGATACTTATCGTCATGAACTTGAATCTGAGGAACCAGAATTGAAGTTGTCATCTGTTGTCAGTTGGTAATAATGTGATTATATAGCACTTGACATCTTTTGTCAAGTGCTAAAGCAAAACTAACCGATGTGTGCTACCTTGATTTTGAAACCTTGATGACCCAAAGAATCAACAAATGGTTCAATAGTTGCTTTCATGTTTTCCTTCCAGGTCAATTCTGCCTCAAAGTATTTTTGAGCGACAGTGTAGTTTGCCTTGGAAGGATCATCGATGCCAGCAGTCCATGATTTGTTTTTGATTCGCAGAGCGCAGTGGTGTCCGAGTCCCATGATGTATAAGATAAAAAAGAATCAGTAAGAAATAGTAGTGCAGTTGATCCACTGCTTAACGAGTTTGTGAGCAGAATCCTGCTGAAGTTTGAGCACGATCTGAGAGTTGTTGTTTGCCTTTGAAAGACCGAGAAATGCAGTCACTCCGTTGTTAGAAGTAATACGAAGACGAATACCATAATCATATTCAACTCCATCCTTTACAAAGATTACTTTTCGTGAGGACTTACCACGACCAGCGAATTTTACAAAGTCGCAGATTTGTGCCATCTTTACGGCAGGATGATCTTGCGGATTGAATTGATAGAGTACATTGTGCTCCTTATCATTTACAAATACCCAGTCAATTCCATGAGTGATAGAATTAACGATGAGATTGCAAACTTGATCCTTAGAGAGATAATCAAATCCCGCAGAGCAAATATCAGCAAACTTCTTACGGATGGTGGAAAAATAGGTCACACGATCATCAATGTCCATCTCACGAATCCCATATACTTCCCGTTTGAAAGTATCAAAATGATCGCCAAAAATACCGGATACTACCTTACTGGTATTGACCCAATCAAAAGAACCAGTAGACAGTCTCTTCTTGTCTTTGGCAGAGATTTTAACTTCTCCTGCTACCATATCTTCCTTGAACTTTGTGCCTCCACGGGTTTCTACGTTGCATCCAAAAGTGTTTTTTTCTGTTAGAATTTCTGCTGTTTTACCTTCGTTCTTGATTCCAGAATAGTGAACGGAACCGTCAGTTACATAAGACATGTTGAAATAAAATTGGTTTATTTGGACTGGTGGCGACTCCACCAGTGCATCCTTTAAGGCGATTGCTCTCCCATGAACCTAATATATTATGGTTTCAAGCAGAGGTCAAGGGATCTGCTCCGGTTTGCCGACCGTCACACAGGCAGACGGGCGACAGACCTTTTCCTTTTGTGTCGTTCTATGAAATTGTGGGCGCTAGTTGAGTTTCTGCATTTTTTAAGTTGTTTCCCTTGGTGGATGACCATAAGACCCTTGCCGCAGGGAACAGCAGCATAAAATCCATTTATGTCATCCCAGTCCCCAACAACGAACCCCAGAGGTCCACATTGAGGGTCAAGTATGTTACTATTTGTTGGTTGCTGACTCATTTGCGGACCTCACTGATAGCTGGTTGACCTTGATTGAACACAACATCAACAACT